GCGATAGGTCTGTGCCTTGCCGGCGGAGTGGATCTGGCCGCCGCTGTAGATGCTCTGGTTGTCGGCATTGGTGCCGCGAAAGCCCGGCGTGCCATCCGAAGTATCGGCCGCAACCGGCCCCGACAGAACAGCCAGAACGCTCACCAGCATGATAGATGTCTTCACTGTGTGTCTTCCCTCTTCCGAACAGAGCGTCCCAGGATTGAGGCGCTCGGCGAGAAAGAGAAGATGCAGACAGGGGCTTTGCTGGCCCTCCGCCCCCTCTGGAACCCCGTGGCATCATTCGGCCGGTCGGTTATCGAGGGGACTTCGTCGCTTCCGATGATTGAAAGATATCTCGGATATATCGAATTGGCAATAGGGAAAAACACGTATATCCGAAAAATCTTTCCGGTTGCCTTTTCCGCATATATCGCATAGCATTTCCCGCATGACGACATACCGCAAAATCCTGGTCAGCCTGACCGACGAGCACAAGCGCATCCTCACGGAGCTTTCGCGCCTTGAGCCCGATGTGCCCAATCGCTCGGAGATGCTGCGCCGGTTGATCGAGCGCGCGGGAGAGACACTGACCGATGGTGGATCGCGACCGGCTGGCCCAAGAACTCACCAATCGCTCGCCGCTCAGCCTTGCCCAGCTTGAAGCCGTCATCGGCCCGGTCACACAAGACAACAAGCGCCTCGCCTGGGACTTCATGCAACTGCCCAAGCCAGAGCAATACCGCCTGCACCTGCTCATCGCCAGGTGGCAGACCGCCTTCCCAGAAGCAAAGCTGACCGGATACCGGAAACTGAAATGAGCTTCATCATCGCCCTTGCCTTTCCCACGGCAATCACCTACGCTATGCTTTCAATCCTGAGCGCCAACAGCGCAAGCTGGGAACAGAAATGCAAAGGCTGACGCCAGACCACCTCCGCTGCAACATCCGTGCATGCCCCGAGGTCTTCTATGACGGCCGCGAAGCCATCATCGTCGGCACATCAGCCCTCGACAAAGCCCTCGCCGCCGGCGCCAGCCTGTCCCCAACCGAATTCGCCGTCTCCATCCCAAGAGACTATCTCCTCGACCTCGCAAAAAAGCTGATGGACGAAGAGAGCCAGAGACCAACCTCACCAAGCCAGACAGCCGAAGAGCTTCCTTGGTAGCTGAAGGAAGACACACATGACTGCCGAGACCCACGAGCCGAAAAAACGAGGTCGGCCGAAGGGAAGCAGCAAGCTTACCATCAAGCAGCAGAAGTTCATCACCGCCTTCCTCGCCACTGGAAATGCCGCTGAGGCTTACCGAAAAGCCTACAATGCGAAGAACATGGCTGAGACCACAATTTACGGTGAAAGCCAGAAACTCCTGCGACACCCCTTAATTTCCACTCACCTGCTTTCTGCCCAAAAACGCGCTTCCGAACGCGCTGAAATCACTGCGCTTGACCTGGTTAACGAACTGGCTGACATTCAGAAATTGGCTGTGAGCGATGGGCAGTACGCTCCGGCGGTCGCTGCGATTGTCGCGAAGGCGAAAATCCTCGGCAAGATCACAAATCGCACCGCGGTCGAGGGGCAAGTTGACCACAACCACAGCCACGCGCATTCTCACGTCCATCGAGAGCTATCGGAAAGTGATCGATGGCTTGAAGACATTGGACGACCCGGTCGAACGGAGAGCGCGGCTAAGGCACTTGGCCTTAACTGATCTGTATTTTCTGCTGCGCTATGTGTGCGGCCGGCGTGATATGGAGCATCCTTGGCTCTTTGATCGCTGCAGGGAGATCCAGGCTGAGCCTGACGGCTACCTGGATCTGTGGAGCCGTGAGCATTATAAAAGCTCGATCGTGACTTTTGGCATGTCCGTTTTCACCATCCTGAATGATCCGGATGTGACAATTGGCATTTTCAGTCACACGCGGCCCATCGCGAAGCAGTTTCTCCGGCAGATCAAGCTGGAGTTCGAGCGCAATGATATGCTGAAGGAGCTTTTCCCGGACATCCTTTGGGAGAACCCGAAGACGGCGCCGCGGTGGTCAGAAGACAACGGGATTGTGGTCAAGCGGAACAGCAATCCTAAAGAGGGAACCGTTGAGGCCTGGGGGCTCATTGACGGCCAGCCGACATCCAAGCACTTCAAGATCCTGCTGTACGATGACGTGGTGACCCGTGAATCCGTCACCACCCCTGAAATGATCAAGAAGACCACCGAAGCGTATCAGCTTTCTGACAACCTCGGGACCGAGGGCGGAACGAAGCGCCTCGCCGGCACGCGCTATCATTTCAGTGACACGTATCGCGATATCATCCATTCGGGGTCCGTCAAGGTTCGCACCTATCCCTGCACGAAGGATGGGACGGAGAACTTCACGCCTGAGAACTGCGTGTTGATGCAGCCTGAGACGCTGAGGGAAAAACGCAGGGTGCAAGGGATATATACTTTCGGCAGCCAGATGCTCCTAAATCCCAAGGGTGACGCGCTGCAGGGCTTCCAGGAGGCCTGGCTGCAGTTCCTGAACTATCCGGTGAAGGACACCAGCGGGCTGAACGTCTATCTGCTGGTCGACCCGGCCAACTCCAAGAAGGCGAGCGCGGACTACACCACCATCATCGCGCTGGGGCTCGGCTCGGATGAGAACTATGTGCTGCTCGACATGGTGCGCGACCGGCTGAACCTGGCGGAACGCACCCGCATGCTGTTCACCATGCACCGCCGCTGGCGCCCGCTGGTGGTGGGTTATGAGCAATATGGCATGCAGGCCGATATCCAGCATGTGCGCGAGGAGCAGCAGCGGCAGAACTACCGCTTCGGCATCATCGAACTCGGTGGCTCCACGCCCAAGGTCGACCGCATCAAGCGGCTGATCCCGCTGTTCGAGCAAGGCCGCATCTATCTGCCCCCGACCCTGTTCAAGACCAATTGGGAAGGCGAGACGGTCGACGTGATCGAGCAGTTCATCGAGGAGGAATACAAGCCCTTCCCGGTGCCGATCCATGACGACATGCTTGACAACATGGCGCGGATCGTAGACCCAGAATTCCCGGCAGTGTTTCCGGCACCGACTGGCTCACACCAGGGGCGGTTCGAGAACTGCGAAGGCTATGACCCATTGAGCGCGGCATGAAGGCAAGACTGTTCCCCTATCAGCGGGCGATGGGCCGGCCGGAGCCGTCACGCAAGGACGGCCCGCCGACCGGCGCGGACCTGGAGCGGTATCTCGCCGAAGTCGACGCCAGAACCCAGCTTCGCGCCTATGACGCGATGGAGCGGAGACCGGTGGCAAAACACGAGAATACGGTCGAGGGCTATTGCCCGTTCGACTGGTGAGAATAGCAGAACCCGAGAGTGATCTTTCAACACTAGAAGCCCTGATCACACCCGAATCACGGGTTCTTCGCCCGAAGGCTCCCCGGCCGCCTTGGCTATGAAAGGCCGGGATTGAATAACTGCGCTGGAAAAGCAGCGTCCCCGTGACAGGTCCCCGGCCGCCTGGGTTATAGAAGGCCGGGACACAATTCACCTGAAATCAAGCCGCCACGGGACGCCGGGCGGCTTTTTCTTTGGAGACCCAACCCATGGGCCTGTTTTCCAAGCCTGCCAAGCCTGAGCCGCCCAAGCCGGCACCGCCGGCGCCCACGGTCGACACCAAGGCGCTGGAGTCGCGCAACAAGGCGGAGGGCATCAAGAACCGCTTTGGCCTCGCCGACACCGCGCTCAGCCTTGGCCGTCCCCGCACGCCGGGGGCCTCGACGCTGCTTGGCCGCCAGGGGACGAGCAATCCCGCCTCCGGCTACAGCCAGGCGGCTTAAGCATGAACGCCCCGGTGAATGCGGCCTATCTGCGCCACGCCCAGCCGCGTGACGAGCAGAAGAAGGCCGAGACCTTCCTGGACCATTGGAAGCGCATGCAAGCCAGGCGCTCGGGCTGGGACGATTACTGGCAGGAGCTCGGCGACGTCCTGCTCCCGAACAAGGCGGACTTCACCGCCGGCCATGCGCCGGCCGAGCGCCGCTCGCGCCGGATCTACGATACCGCGCCGCGCCAGGCGGCCAGAGGGCTTGCTACCACCATCGACGGGCTGGTCAAGCCGAAAACCGCCAGATGGTTCTGGATGACGGTGTCGGATGCGGACCTGGCCGAACTCGATGAGGTCAAGCGCTGGCTGGACGACACCACCGAGCGCATGCGCCGGGCGATCTATGCCCCCAATGCGCGCTTCGTGCAGCGCTCGGGCGAGGTGGATGAAAGCCTGGTCGTATTCGGCACCGGCGCGATGTTCACCGGGCTCAACCGCAAGAAGGACGGCCTGATCTTCCGGTCCTATCATCTGTCGCGCATCGCGATCGATGAGGATGAGGAAGGCGTCGTCAACCGGTTCGGCTGCATCGAGACCTTCAAGCCGGGGGAAGCTGCCCGGATCTGGGGCGAGGACAAGCTGCATCCCGATCTGGTCAAGGCGATCCACGATCCCGGCAAATGCCACCAGGAATTCCCCTTCGTCCAGCTCACTCTGCCCAATGCCGACTATGAGGCCGGCCGCATCGATCACCGCGGCAAGCCGTTCGGCGCGATCTGGCTCGACGTCACCCATGCCCGTGTGATGGAAGAGGGCGGCTTTGAGGAATTCCCCTATCAGGTGCCGCGCTGGGACACGAGCCCGGTCGAGATCTACGGCCGCTCGCCCGGCATGATGGCTTTGCCCGATGCCAAGACCTTGCAGGCGATGGGCAAGACGCTGCTGGTGGCCGGCCAGAAGGCGGTCGATCCGCCGACCTGGAGCTATTCGGACGCGGCGCATTCCCCGATTCGCACAAGGCCCGGCGGCCATGTCACCTTCTCGGCGGCGATGGCGGCCCAGCTCGGCGCAAGAGAGCCGATCGGGGTGCTGGAAATGGGCAAGAACATGCCCATTGGCCTGGATATGCAGCAGGCCGTCCGCTACCAGGTGGAGGCGGCGTTCTTCAAGCATGTCTTCAACCTTCCCGTCGCCGGCCGGCAGATGACGGCGACCGAGGTGCTGGAGCGCAAGGAAGAGTTTTTGCGCACCATCGGCCCGGTGTTCGGGCGGCTCGAGACCGATTACATCGCCAAGGTGGTGGAGCGGGTGTTCGCGGTGATGTCGCGCATTCCCGGCGCGATCGCGCCTTTCCCTGATGTCGGCGACCGGGATGTCCGGGTGCAGTTCGAATATCTCTCGCCGATCCAGCAGGCGCGCAAGCAGGTCGAGATGGCCTCGTTCGGCCGCTCGATGGAGATGCTGATGCCGTTGATGCAGGCTTCGCCCGAATTTGCCCAGGCGGTCGGCGACAATCTGGAGCCCGACGAGATCGTGCGCGACCTGCCCCAGGCCGGCGCCTTCCCGGAAAGCTGGCTCAAACCCAAGCAGGAAGTGGATGCTGCCCGTGAACAGCGCGCCAAACAGCAAGAAGCCGCTTTTGCAGCGGAAGCGGCCAAGTCCGCGGCCCCGGTCGGAGCCGGCATCAAAAACCTCGCCGAAGCCGATCAGATCTCTGGAGGAGGAATCGGCGCTGCGCTCAGCCAATTGGGCGCGCTGCCTTCAGGAGCTGCAGGGGCTCCTGCATGACCTCAAGGATATCGAGGTCCGCCCCGACGGCCCCTATACGCCGCGCAATGAATATGAGGACTTCCGATTGACTTTCGGCACCACGCATGGCGCCAGAACGCTTTCTCTCATCTCCGACATCCTCACCCCGCCACCGGTGATGCCAGGCATGCTTGCATCTGAGCATCTCTGGTTCAACGAGGCCCTCAGATGGGCCTGGGGCGAAATCCTCATCCGTCTCTCTGGTAAGCGCGTGATCGAGACTGAGAAACCCGAGACCGATTACGATCCAAGGGACCAGCACTGATGACCGAACTCAATGACACCCCTGCCCCCGTTTCTGAAGCTCTTGGCGGCGACGTTGATAATCCTCCTGCGCCCGCTGCGGATCCGGCCCCAAGCCCGGCCCCGGCCGATGCTCCCAGTTTCGACCGCGCCGCGCTGAATGCCTCCTACAAGGACTGGGTCGCCTCCCTCACCGATGAGGGCAAGCGCGACATGGCCTCGCGCTTCAAGGATTTCGACGACGTCATCGACGTCACCCTGAAGCAGCGCAAGGACCTGTCCACCCGCATCAAGCTGCCGGGCAAGGATGCGACCCCGGAAGATATCGCCTCCTTCAACCGCGCCATCGGCGTGCCGTCCAAGCCGGAGGAATATGAGGTCAAGGCGCCCGAGGGCTATGAGGTGCCCGAGACCACCAAAGCCGTGCTCGACCAGTTCAAGGCCAAGGCGCTCGAGGCCGGCGTGCGCAAATCCGAGTTCGGCGCCCTTGCCGAGACCTATCTGGCGATGGAGGCGGCCGCATTCCAGGCGGAAGCGGACGAGATCGCCGAAGGCCGCCGCGCCGGCGAGGCCGAGCTCAAGCGCGAATACGGCAAAGACCTCGAAATGCATCTGAATGCCGGCCGCGACCTCCTTCACAGGCTGGAGATCCCCAATATCGACGACCTGCTCGGCGCAACCGTTGTCTATGGCCAGCACAAGATCCCGCTCGGCGACCATCCCGTCTTCATCGCAACGCTGGCCAAGCTGGGCCTGCGCGGCGGCGAGGCCCAGCCCGGCGGCACCAACCTGTTCGTCACCAAGGACGAGCGCGAGAACGCCCGGGCCCGCATCCAGGAGATCTACCGCGAGCACCCCGCCGGCTCGGACGGCTACAAGTCCAAGAAGGTGCAGGACGAATTGCAGCGGCTGTTCTCGATGCTCGACGACTGATGCAACCAGAAGGAATAGTGTTTTTAAAACATAATTCCCTTGAGTTGTAGCGTTCCTGCGTATGGACCGGAGACCACCCGCCGATGGACCAGTCTGTGTTCAACGCCCTCGTGAAGGCCTGCATCGCGTCCCACGAGGGCGAGTATAAGCGCCTCGTCGCCGAAGCGCTCGAAAGTCTAGCCGACGAAGACCGGGAGATCCTCGCCCAAGGCTATCCGGTCGATCCCCTGCAAATAAAATTGAGCCGGGCTCGCGGGGACACATTTGAGCAGTGCCTCGCCGAAATCATAGAGACGCACAAGCACATGATAGCACTCAATCTGGCGAGGGAAGCCGCTTTCGCCTCGGCTGCGCTGGAAGGGTCAAAGCCTTCTCGACGCTCCAGCCCTTCCGCAGGCGCTGCCTTACGGTGGGGTACTTAATCCCCATCACCTCTGCCCACCCAGTTACGGTCAGCGTCCGCCCGTCGATAGTGACGTTCCGGTTGTCTCTCCGATTGCGCCCTTGCTCTTTGTTCGTAGCCCAGCGGCAATTCTCAGGAGAATACGGGCCGTCATTGTTGATGCGGTCAATGGACATGCCTTCGGGGCGCGGCCCCATGTCGCTGATAAAATTGTCCAAGGTTTGCCAGCGTTCACAGACGGTGATGCCTCGACCGCCGTAGTGGCTGAAAGAGTAATTCTTGGGGTTGAAGCAGCGATCCATCATCCCTGTCCAAATGACATACAGGGGTGTCTTGGTCAGGCCATGACGCTTCATTTTCTTTGAAATGAGAGCGCCCCGATTGCATCCGCAATCGCGTACGAGCCCGCGCCTCAGATTCGTAGAGACGTAGGTCCGATATCTGCCGCACTCGCAACGGCAAAGCCAGCGCGAGTAGTGTTTCTCTTTTCGAACAAGGCAGAGAACTGTGAGGCGGCCATAGATGTGGCCAGTGAGATCAACCCACTTTCGACTGTGCATTTCGACCATCCCGAAATGACCATCTGATGAGTGTGCGGCAACCGTGATGGTTGAACGGCGTTCGGGAGCTACCCTAGCCGCACCGCATAATTATAGGCTTCAGCCTAACGATTTTCAAGTCTTCGGCCGCTCCCTGTCGCAAGATAAGCCCGGCCAGCATACCCGCGTACCCCGCCCGCCGCAGAACAGCCCGTGATGATCTTGGCCCAGCCTCCCGAAAGGCAGGCCATTCCAAGGTGATTGCGCGCCGATGACTGCAATTGGGCTCCCCCCAAACAGCAATCATCACATCAAGGAGGCAGCCAGATGGCTGACCAGATCCCTAATTCATTCATCCGCCAATATGAGGCGGACGTCAAAGACGTCTTCCAGCGTGAAGGCGGCTATCTGCGCCCGGCAGTGCGCCTGAAGACCGGCATTGTCGGCAAGTCCACCACCTTCCAGCGTGCTGGCAAGGGCGTCGCCACGACCAAGGCGCGTCATGGTGTCATCACCCCGATGAACCAGGACCACACCGCGATCGAGTGCCTGCTCGAAGACTTCTACGCCGCCGATTATGTCGACAACCTCGATGAGGCCAAGACCAATATCGACGAGCGTATGGTCATCGCCCGCGGCGGCGCCTGGGCGCTGGGACGCAAGGTCGACGACCAGATCCTGACGGCGCTGGCCACGACGGCCAACTCGTCCGTGACTTGGGATGTGACCAGCAAGGCCAACATTTTCGCCAGCGCCCTGACGGTCGTCAAGTCGATCTTTGCTCTCGATGTCCCCAATGACGGCCAGGTGTTCGCCGTCGTAACCCCGATGCAGTGGGCACGCCTTGGTCTGGTCGACCAGTTCGCATCTTCGGACTGGGTGGACGCTTCTGGCCGCATCTTCACCAACGGCATTCCGACTGGCGGCAAGATGAAGTCCTGGCTCGGCGTCAACTGGATGATGCACACCGGCCTGTCCGGCTTCGGCACGTCCAGCGTCGCAGGCTATGTCTGGCACAAGCAGGCCATTGGCTACGCCACTGGCGCCCATGCCATGAACAAGGCCGAGAACGACAGCGTCTCCGCCAAGATCGACTATGTTCCCGAGCGCGCTGCGCATTTCGTGAACAACTGGATGTCGGGCGGCGCCTGTCTGATCGAAGATGCGGTGATCAAGTTCACCTACAACGACACGACCGCTATCCCCACCACGTAATCTGGAGTTTGAGTGAATGGCAAGAGTAGAGGTTATCGAGGCAACCATTCCGAACGGGCAGAGCCTTTCGGATCCCGTTGACCTGGGCTGGGGCGTTCTGACAGCAATTCAGATGCCCAGTTCATGGACGAGTGCGGGCCTGTCGTTTCGCGCATCTTACGATGGCGTGACGTTCGGCCCAATCCGGGATCTGCCGGGCAATTTCCCAAGCACGGGCGGCTCGGTCGCAGCCAACGAATATATCTCCGTCCACACTCTCGCAGAGTATTGGAAGGGGATTCGCTGGCTTCAGGTTGTGTCCGCGAATAGCGGAACGCCCGTCAACCAAGGCGCCGACAGAACCCTCTACCTGATCGTCACTTGACATCATCAAGACTATAGGAGAAAGCAGACATGGCTTTCAAAGCAGCAGCGACGGACACCACGTCGAACTACTACGGCACCAAGAAGTACCTGTGGCTGGCCGATTACTACGGCAACGGTCAGCGCGAATGGCGCTACGTCACGACCGATGCGATCGGCGTGGTCGAAACAGCCGGCTACTTCACTGAGGCCGGCTTCAAGGCAACCTGCCAGCCCGGCGACAAGATCACGATCTACCACGTCGACACGCTGAGCGATTCCCGGCCGATCAGCCAGGATCTGCTGAACATCAGCGACGTAAATGAAGTAATGATCGTCGGTGATGTCGGCGCTTCCGCCACCATCAACGTCACGCCTGGTCTCTGGAACCAATCGGCTGAGTATTCGTTGCCATGAGTACACGTCCGTAGTATTTTTCTTGCAGAAGGATGGGTGGGGCACTACTGTGCCTCATCCATTTCTGCAAGGATGATCTTATGGACGAGCAAAGAGAAGCGCTTTTCTGGGCGAAAGTTCAGAAGGGCAAGGATGATGAATGCTGGCTCTGGACTGCGAGCCTGGATGGCCGGGGCTATGGCCAGTTCTGGAATGGTTGCTCCAACAACCGGGCGCACCGCATCAGCTACGAGCTCGCGCGGGGGCCGATCCCGGAGGGGATGTCGATCCATCACCAGTGCGAGGTGAAGCGTTGCGTCAACCCGGATCATCTTCTGGTGTGCACGCATCAAGAGAACATGACGACCGGAAAATGGGGCGCGAAGCAGCTTCCGCGTTGCGCTCAATGGCAGCTCGCCAAGACACATTGCCCGCAAGGCCACCCGCTTGAGCATCCAAATTTGCACGTGCACAAGGACGGCCGGAAGCAGTGCAAAATCTGCTACGACGCTTCCCGTCGCGAGTGGGATCGACGCAACCGCGCGCAGCATCGCGAGAAGAACCGAGAGAAGCTAAATGCCCAACAGCGCGCGCGACGTGCAGCAGCTAAACTGGGACGGCAGGGTCAGGCTTCCCCAGAGTAGCAGCTGGGCGCTGGAGGCTTCCCCCGGCTGCCCGCGCTATTCCGGGACATGCGTCGTCGCCGGCTTCGGGGCGACGCTGTTCGACGACCTCGCGGCCCTGGCTGCGGTGCGGCCGGACCTTCCGACGATTGCAGTGAACGCGGCCGCCGGCCATGTGAAAGCCTTTGCGCTCTACAGCCAGCATTTCGACCGGGAGCACCTTGGCAAATGGGTTGCGGCGCAGTGCGATGCCTTCGGCGATGATTTCACGGTGCATGCGCCGGGCAAGCCGGAATGGCTGGGCCACAATACCCGCAACTACAGATGGGTTGACCACTGGTGGCCCAATGTGATGAGCAAGGGCTCCTCCGGCTGGGGGGCGGTGCTGCTCGCCAAGGCCATGGGGTTTCGCGAAGTGATCCTGTGCGGCGTGCCGATCGATACTCAGCGTTATGCAAATGGCCAGCCGGCGCCGTGGTGGCAGCGAAACACCAAGACGGTAAAGAACTTCCGCAAGGCAATCGAGCTTGACAAGGATTCGCGCATCGGCACCTATTCCCTTTCGGGATGGACGCGCGATTTGCTGGGTGCTCCTCCTGGTTTTTGAGGGAGGGAGATATGCCAAAGTTTCGCAAAAAGCCGGTCGTCATAGAGGCTGAGCAATGGTTCGGCGGGGATGCGCATGACGGCGTTTCGCGTGACGCGCGCGGCTACTACGTGGTCACCATTCATGAGCAGCGGGCATATCTCGCTGAGGGTGATTGGATTTTGCCTGAGCCGAAGGACGGTCGCTTCTATCCCTGCAAGGACGACATTTTCCGCGCCACCTATGAGGAGGTGGAGTGATGCCGATCAAGCGTCCGTTCAAACGGTTTGTGCGTAAGGAAAGGGTTGTCGCGAAAGTCTCCGAGACCCGGCAGGGAATCGAGATCGAGGAAGTGGCGGCCGTCGCCGTCTGCGCCTATCCGCATTGCACCTGCTCGCCGATGCATCTTTGCCCGGCTGCAATAGACGAACTCCGCCGCGACGAGTTCAACGCAATGTCCCCCGCCGACCAGGTGATCCAGATCATCGCCGGCGCCGATCCCGATGGCGTCGCCCGGCGCCGCATCGCGCTGGAGCAGTCGAAGAGACTGCAGCAAGCCGTCGAAGACGCCAGGGCTTTCCAGGCAGGGCACCGCTATGAGTAGGACGCCTGAAGCCTACGCCGCCGCCTTCGAGGCCGAGAGAAAGAACACCTATCCCGTCATCGATGCCCTTGAAACCCGCTATGGCTATGCGATCGACCGGGAATTGCTGGAGAGCGCCGCAAGGGTGCTAGCGTGCCCGCTGAAGCGCAATCCGCCCAACTGGCAACATGGCCGCGTCGTCTACGCTCTCGCCCGCCACCGGCTCGCTATGGGCTCTGTGGACATGCTCTTCGAGAGTGGGACGGCCAAGGGCTTTGCCACGGTGTGCATGGCCCATGCCTGCTGGGATGCCGGCATGGCGCACACTTCGATCTGGTCGCGCGACATCATCGATCCCAATTCGGCCGAGCCGCGCAATTCGGTGATGGATGGCCAGGTCGAGAACATCTGGGGCTATGTGCGCCCGTTCCTGCCGCCGGCGTGCATGATCGCCTTCACCCAGGTTGGTGATGACGCCCATTTCGTGCTCTCGCCGCGGCGGATCTCCTTTGCGTTCGTGGACGGGGCGCACACATTCGAGGGGGTGAAGGCCGACATCACGATGATCGTTCCCCGGCAGAGGGAAGGTGACCTGATCCTGTTCGACGATTTCCACCTTCCCCCGGTCGCCGATGCGGTGCTGGCCTGCCTCCCGGAAGACTATGTGGTGGAGAGGGTGAAGCTGAAGGAAAATCGCGAATATGCCATCGCGGTGAAGGCCGAAATATGAGGTGGAGCACCATCGGCACCGACAGTTCGGTGATCTATTCCAGCGGCAGAAAGAAGCGCGGCACCACCGACAAGGAAATCCGCGAGGGCAGCCTCAATGCCCGGGTGATCCCATCGGGGAGAAACCCGCAGGTCGATGCAAGTCCGGCCGGGATCGTGATTTCCTGGGAAGACGCCAAGGGTCGGCGGGAATCGAGGCGCTTGCCGGCTGGAACTCGTGTCATCTGGGAAGACGGTGCGTTCCGGATTGCGATCGGGGAACGTGCTGAGCCGGCGGCCAAGTCAGCAGGAGCCTGGGCGTAATGGCGGTGGGTATCTTTGACCATGCCGCGAAGAATGCAAGGTCGGACTGCCCCAAATGCAAGGGAGCAGGTCAATATCAGTTCACCTCACACGGAACGCCGAAGTTCACGATATGCGATCTGTGCTGCAAGCACGACCTGGGCTGGTGGCAGCTTGGCGAAATGCACAGCCATCCAGGCAAATGGTGCTGCAGAGCCGGGTGCGGTTTTATTTCGCCAACCGATCCGCCAGAGGATGAACGCTAATGGGCATCGGACCCGACCCGCAGCGCATGCTGCGCGAACTGAGGCTCCCCAAGGGCTTCACTGTGATCGAACTCGGCTCGCAGCTCGCCCATAACGGCACCAGGCGCGATCCGAACTGGAAGTCCTGGCCGGCGCGCGAGTTCTACGAGGAACTCGGCTGCTCCAGATATGAGAGCATCGACGCCAATGGCGAGGCGACGATCACCGCGGATCTGAACCGGGATCTGTGGGGACTGATCGAGCCTTGGGAGCATTACGACCTCGTCACCGACTTCGGCACGTCGGAGCACTGCTTCAACGTCGCTCGGGCCTGGGAAACGATGCATGAACTGTGCAAGCCCGGCGGCCTGATCGTCGGCGACAAGCCGGCCCAAGGCTATCCCCAGCACGGTTTCTACCGCTTCGACAAGATCTTCTTCTACGGCGTGGCCACCTTCAACGGCTATAAGAGCGTGCATTTCTCCGAGGTCAAGGCTGGACGGGGAACGTGCTGGCGCTTCGCCTTCCGGACGCCGGAGGAATACAAGCCTTTCGTCATGCCCCATCAAGGTAAGTGGTCTTGGAAGGTGGGCGGATGATCACGAGCGATTTCGCACGCTTTGAAGACAAGGTAATGCCGGAACCGAATTCCGGGTGCTGGCTTTGGACGGCTGGATGCACCACGGCTGGATACGGCACCCTTCGCATTGAAGGAAAGCCGCGCTACGCACACCGGCTTTCTTATGAGCATTTCGTCGGCCCGATCCCGGAAGGGCTCAACATCGACCACCTCTGCCGCAACACATACTGCTGCAATCCGGCACATCTGGAGCCGGTGACGAACCGGGAAAACACTATGCGTGGAAAGGCGGGGGCCAAGCAGCGACCGATGACCCACTGTCCGCAAGGCCATCCCTATGAAGGCGACAATCTCATATACTGCACCATGGGTGGTCGGCGCGCTAGGCGTTGCCGCGAGTGCAAGAACGCAGGGGTTCGGCGGCAGCGAGCAACGATGAACCGTGAAGAGAAAACGGTTCGGCACACCCTCGCCAATGTCAAGGCGAGGGAAAGGCGTCGAGCCATGTCGCCCGACGAGCGTGAGGCGTTGCGAGCCAAGTGGCGCGCCGCTTATCGGGCGAAGATGGAGAGAATTCGTGGGGCATGATAGCTTTACGCTCGTCTGCCTCTTGATCAGGGGTAACCAGAGATTCACCTCCGACTATGTCGTCAAGCTCCGCTCCATGGTGCGGCGCAATACATCGAAAGACTTCAACACCGTTTGCCTGACCGACGGCACCTTCGATCTGCCGCCCGATATCGATACCATCTACACGCCCGCAATGAGCCGGGGCGAGCGCGGCTTCTGGCGCAAGCCTCTGGTGTTCGTCGACAAGGAGCCGTGCTTTTCCAAGCGCATGCTGTTCCTGGATCTGGATGTCCTGGTGGTGGGCGACCTCGACCCGATCATCGACTATCCGGTGGACTTTGCGATCGCGGCCGACAGCGCGCCGGATTTTCAGGGGATCGGCGGCAAGAAGGTGCAAAAAGGCTACAACTCCAGCGTGATGGTTTGGGACAAGGGTTCGCGCAAGAAGCTGGCGACCGCAGGCTCGCTCAGCTATCGCCGCGCCTTCTTCGGCGACCAGGACGCCATCAAGCACATCTCGCCTTCCGAGGTCACCTTCCCCAAGCCCTGGATTCGCCGATTGAGCCATGTCGCCGACGGCAATTGGGGCGAGGAGGCCAAGGTCATCCTGTGCGTGGGATGCAAGAACCATAAGGCGGTTCAGCGCTACGACTGGTTCGCGAGCTATTGGATCTGAAAGGAGTTGTGCATGACCGTGACTGTTCCCGTCGCCTTCGTGAAGGCATCGTTCAACGGCCGCAATGGAACTGGGGCGATCAGCGTTCCCGGCCTGAAGGCAGGCGATGCCGTTATTCTGAACGGGATCAACAACCGCCAGAACGAGTTCCCCTTCGAGGCCATCATCTCCACCGACGATCAGATCACGCAGTGGTATACTGGGGATCTGTCGTCCGACAGCATCGTGCTCGTCCTGATGCGCGGAGTCTGACCCTTGTCCTTCTCGATCTCAGGCCGCAAAACGCGCAAGATCTCGGTGGATCCGATGCCCAATGCGGCCAAGCTCTCCCGCACCAAATACATGCACGGCGCCTGGCTGTGGCCTGAGATCGACACCGAATGCGCCCGGCTCGCCTGGGCGCGCCTCCCAGACCTCTACGCAGCGCTCGAGCATGTATCCGGCCGCCGCGTCTGCGTCCAGGCCGGCGGCAATATGGGCGTCTGGCCCAAGCACCTGGCCACACAGTTCGAAGCGGTCTACACTTTCGAGGCCGATCCGCTGAACTTTCGCTGCCTGTGCGCCAATGTGCCGGAAGAGAACGTCTTCAAGCTCAATGCTGCGGTCGGCAACAGCCGCGGCGGCGTCGATCTGAACCGCACCGACAATTGCGGTGCACACCGTGTCTCGCGCGGCGGTCCGATCCCGGTGCTGCGCATTGACGATCTGGGCCTTGCGGCTTGCGATTTTCTCCAGCTCGACGTCGAGGGCTATGAATATCAGGCCCTGCTCGGCGCCCAGGAAACCATCGGCAAATATCACCCGGTCATCATGTACGAGGTCAAAGGCAAGTCGCGCTTTTATGGCGATGACGGCCGGGTGATCCCGGCAATGCTGGCCGATCTTGGCTATGAGCTGGTGCTGAATGTCAATGCCGACTGGGTCTATGTCTGGAAGGATGCCTGATGGCTTACGCAGCGATCACGGCTTTGCTCGACGGTACCGACCACCGTACGCCGCAGGCTAAGGCGACAGCCACGCTCTATGTCCACCGCAAGGCGCATTGGCAGGATGCGCAGGCCGTGGCCCGGGTCGCGCAACTGATCGAGGCGGGGATCCCGCTCACCGAAGAAGCGCTGGATGCCGCAATCGAACAATGTGGACGGGACTGATGGGCAAGGTTCTCCCCTTCATCTGGCGCGAATTGCCTCGAGGCGAGGCCGTCACGCCATCTTCTGTTGCCAATCTGTGGGTCGCCCGGCGCGAGCGGCAGCGCGAGATGGATGCCTCCGGTCAGATCTGGGAATGCCTGTGCGGCAGCCAGACCTTCCTGTGGTATCGCACATCAGGGCTGCGCTGCACCGAATGCGGCCAATCGACCATTCCGGCGCGATAAGGGGAATATGATGGGCCTTGCCATGAACCAGATGCGGGTGGCCAAGAACCAATGGGGCCAGCGGGTGACGGCGCCGGGCTGCGATGATGCGCCGGTGGTCGATGTCGAGATCGGGGTCGAGGCCAAGCCGGTCGTCATCATCAAGCCCTATTTCGAGAATCCCAAGACCTTGCGGGATCTGATCCGCGGCTTTGCCAACTTGCGGCTGGATGCACCGATTTCGCTTTGCGTGGTCGATGACTGCTCCAGCGAGACGCCGGCCTCCGAGGCAATCCGGGGCGAGGCCATACCGCCTAATTTCAGCCTCTACAGGGTCAAAGAGAAGGCAAGGTGGAACTGGCTAGCCGCCCGCAACATCGCCGCCCACGAGGCCCCTGAGGGCTCCTGGCTGGCGATGACGGATATGGACCACGCCATGCCCTTCACGACGGTCGTAGGGCTGGCCTATGGTGACCAGAGAGCAGACACCATCTACCGCTTCACGCGGCATGAAGGGCATCAAGGCGGCCCGATCCTCCCGCCGCACAAAAATTCTTGGTTCATGACGCGGGAGATGTTCTTCCACGTTGGAGGCTACAACGAAGCCTTCTCAGGTCATTATGGCTCTGACGGTGAATTCAGGCGTCGCTGTGCCAGAACTGCACCAATTGCCGTCATGAATCGTCCGCTTGTCCGCCGAGAGTTTGACCGGGACTCCTCGACAACTACATATGGCAGGAAAGAGCTTCAGGACCAAGCCGTTCACCGCATTGCGGCTGAATGGCAAGGACCGCCAAAAGTTCTTAGCTTTCCATATGAGAGGGTGCTTTGAGACGGCAGAAAAAGGGTGAGTCTTTCAGAGAGACTTTCGACAGGCATTGGATTGAAAATCAACGAACTGGCTGCTGGGAATGGCAGCGCGCCCTGAACCATGACGGCTATGGCCGGGTTTACGACGGGAGGCAGGATATCGGAGCGCATAGGTTCTCCTGGATGAAAAACCGGGGGCCAATTCCTGCGGGTCAGCAGGTTCTGCACAAATGCGATAATCGGAGATGCGTGAACCCAGAGCACCTTTTTCTGGGCACACATGAAATAAACCACGCAGATAAGGTCGCGAAGGGCAGGGTGTATCGCCCCGTTAATGAGCGAAATCCGAAGGCAAAGATCAGATGTCGAGAGGTCACCCTTATCAGGGAGGCAGCCGCCGCTGGCCTGTCGCAAAGATATCTTTCTAAAAAATACGGCATCTCCCAAAGCAGCATCGGCCGCATTGTCCGAGGCGAGACCTGGAAAGATACCTTGCTGTGACTCACCCGAACTTTATCCTGTGGCTGTGGCGTTCGCCCGAGGGCGGCTCCACCATGTACGGCGCCAAGAAGACCTTCACCCCGGACCACGTCAACCGGATGGCCAATATGATCCGGCGCAACTGGCCGGGCTTTTCAGGCAAGATCCTGTGCGTCACCGATTCGCCTGAGGGTATCCAAGACGACGTGGAGATCGTGCCCCTCTGGGACAGCCTCAGGCAGTACGGGAAATGCTATTGCAGACTTCGCGCCTTCGATCCGGCAATGGCTCCCATACTGGGCGATGACATCATCTCGATCGACCTCGATGCGGTGATCAAGGGCGACATCCGCCCATTGTTCGAGAATGACCCCGAACCATTCCGCATCTGGCGGATCGGCCGGGAGAGCCGGTCGGAGATGTGTGGAAGCCTTTGGCGACTGAAGATCGGTTTCGCGCCTGGCGTGTATCATGACTTCAACCCCGATATTGCCCTGAACCTGCGCAAGACCCATGGCCTGATCGGCTCGGACCAGGCCTGGATGGCCTATATGCTCCCGACCGAGAAAGCCGGCTGGGGGATGCGCGACGGCATCTATTCCTTCCGCTTCCATCTCGACAGAGCCGGCCAGATGCCGTTCTCGGGCATGAAGCGGAAAGCCTTCGCCAGGAGCCAGGCGTCGTTGCCCGACATGGTGGAGCGCGCGAAAATCGTCTTCTTCCACGGCCCCGATTACGACCCGTCGATGACCCATCTGCATGTCCACCACAAATGGATCCCGGCTCACTGGTATTGAGCCAACTTCATCAGTCCGGCAGCGTTCCGCGGCAAGAAAACTTGTCCCCGATACACACAGGCGAATGACAAATGACCAGCGATTACCGCATCGATCCGAATGATTTTCAACTTTCCGGTGGCGCCGTCACCTATGGGCAACAGTTCACCGCAAGGGTCTATGCCCCGATCGCCCATGTGCTGGATAATCCCGACTGCTTCTCGCGCGTCGCCAACCGGATCCGCGTCGGCGACAGGATCGAGATGCACTTCACCGACCGCGGCAGCAATGCGTCGGTGCTGAAGGAGATCGCCAGCTTCCTGGTGGTGGGCGCGGATGGCCGCCGCCCGGTGCTGCGCCAGCGCGGCGAGATCGAGGATCTGACCGCGGTCGAACTGGCAGCCGGTGAGACCGTGAATGTCTGGCATAAGTCCGGCGATCCCCGCATCGAAGCGCTCGAGGTTGTCGAGGAGCGCACCGGCCAGGGCCGCGGCAAGCCGGCACTCGTCACCTTCCATGTGAAGGACGGCCTGGGCAATATCATCGATAGCTTCAAGGATCGCGAGGCGGCAGAAGCCTTCATCGCCGGCGGCAAGCGGGCGGCCTAAAGCAAAAGGGCTGTGCCTTCATGGGGTCACAGCCCTTGCCACAATCAACACAGGGTCGCGAGATCCAATGTTGACGTTCAGGCGCCTGCAAGCTGGTGCGATCCCGACCCAGCTCGTGCCACCTTCCTCACCCATAGGTGATTTGCATGACCCAGTCAACAACAGCCCTGGCCAATATCGCGCTCGGCTATGCGCAGTGCTCCGCGCGTCTCTCCAGCTTTGATTCCGACACATCCCAGGAAGCCAAGGTCGCGCGTGATAATTACGAGATGCTGCGCGATTCCATGCTCAGGGAATATCTGTGGAGCTTCTCCAAGAAGCGCGCCGAGCTCAGCCAGGTGGTGCCCGAGCCGATCTTTGGCTATGACTACGCCTACGCCTATCCGGCCGACTTCCTGCGCCTGATCAGCGTGCACCCGATCGACAGCGACCATTCCATCGTCAAATACCAGGCCGAGACGCTCTCGGTGTCCTCGGTCGACACGCCCGTCCTGCTCACCAATTCCAGCACGCTCTGGCTGCGCTATGTGCGCCAGGTGACGTCGGCTGCCCAGTTCTCCCCGGACTTCTATCAGGCCTTGGCCTGGCGCATGGCGGCGGCTTTTGCCACCGCGATCAAGAAGGACGTCAAGCACGCTGACTGGTGCCTCACCCAGTTCGGCAAGCAGGTCTCGATCGCCAAGTCCACCAATGGGATCGAGGCATGGCCCGAACGCTACCCCGACGGCTCCTGGTCGGATGTGCGCGACGACGATAGCTGGAGCGGATCTTATTACGGCGGCGCCTGGTAAGACGCTAGACGGCCATTGTGCCTTCGACGCCGCGGGTCATGCGCTCTGATGTGCGGGCAAGAAGCTCGGCTTGGGCGGTCTGCAGATGAAAGAGTGCAGCAGCATTATGCTCGTTGGCATAGGGACCGGACTGGAACCCCTCCATGCGGTCGATCAGGATCGAGAGCAGCACCTCGTGGGTGATCCCGTTGACGCCGGCTTCGGCTATCGGACCGTTCTGGAAGCCAAGCTCGACGTGCAGCACGTTGCCGCTGTTCATGCCGCTGATCACGTACCGATGGCAGGCGCCACCGGCGCCCGGCTCGTCGAGCACCGTTACCGTGAGCTTGTCGTTTGCCGGGTTGACCTTGTGGCCGGTGAGTTCACGCATATCCGCTCTCCCGTATAAACCCGAATCATACGAGATACCGTATACCATGGCAAGAGCCGCACCCATTCAGACCTCGGTCAATTCGGGCGAGCTCGCGCCCAGGATGGCCAGCCGCGTCGACTTCGACCGCTATGCCAATGGCGCCGCGACCGCGCGCAATGTGGTGCTGCTGCCGACCGGCGGCTTCACGACCATGCCGGGGACACGCTTCGTCGCGGAGGTGGCCGATTCCTCCAAGGCGACGATGCTGCTGCCATTCAAGGCCTCCGAGGCGGAGGCCTATGTCGTCGAGATGGGGGAGAACTATTTCCGCTTCTACAAGCGCCAGGCGCGGCTGGCCGCCGCCAATATCGGCGCGACGATCTCCAACGGCACCTTTGCCTCAAACATCACCGACTGGGACGATCAGAGCGAAGGCTCGACCGCGGCGATCGCGCATTCGGCAACCGGGGGCGGCCGGCTTGCCCTCACCCCGTCGGGCGGGGAAGCCGCCATTGCCCAGCAGGATGTCGCCACCACCACGACAGGGGTGGAGCATGTGCTCGCCTTCACCATCGAGGGGGATCTGGGCGCAAGCCTGAGCGTCGGCGTCGGCTCGGCCTCGCTGGATGACGATCTGTTCCCCGAGACTGTCATGGGCCTTGGCAACCATGTGATCTCGTTCACCCCGGCCGCCAGCCCTTTCTATGTCTGGTTCAAGAACACCATCGATGATCCGGTCGAGACGGTCTATGTCGATGACGTCTCACTGCTCGACAACACGCCCCTGCAGCTTACCCATGACTATACCGAGGCCCAGCTATTCGATATCCGCTATCAGCAGGCCAACGATATCCTCTATCTCTACCACCCCGACAAGCGCCGCCGCCGGCTGGAGCGCCGCGGCGATAGGACCTGGTCGATCGTCGACGTCTACGACCAGGACGGCCCCTGGGGTGACCGCAATCCCGGCATCGACCTAGCCGAGAAGAACCTGATCCAGAACCCCGATTTCGAAGACGGCATCAAAAGCTGGACCGACAAGTCGAACACCTCCGGCTCGTTCGAATGGAGCGAGGCGTCCAAGATCATCGTGCTGCAGCGCGGCGTCAATGCCGGAGAATATGGCGCCATCGAACAGGCAGTGTCCACCGGCATTGCCATCTCCACCGAATTCGTGCTGCATTTTCGTATCCTGGGCGGCGGCGGGGCCTCAGGCGAGACCACGCTGCTGATCGGCACCTCTTCGGGCGGAACCCAGATCCTGTCGGCAACCGAATATGTGCCGGGCTGGCACTCCATCACCTTCTCCACATCGGCTGCAACCATCTATGTCGGCTTCCGTTCTCCCGACGATGCCGACACCAATGGCGCGATCGGCGGGGTCTATCTCTACCGCTCCAATGCCCATCTGATGGAATTGTCGGGCACCGAAGGCTCCGTCACCTGCACCGCAAGCGGGCATGCCCCGTTCAAATCCACCGATGTCGGCCGCTCCATCCGCTTCACCTGGCCGGGCAAGGAACCGGCCTGGGGCATCATCACCGCCTTCACAGACACCGCGACCGTGACGGTGCGCCTGCGCCGCCAGGCGCCTTATGCCGACATCCCGACCGAAGACTGGCAGCTCGGCGAATGGTCCGACACCACCGGCTGGCCGACGATCGGGGCGTTCTTCCAGTCCCGCGCGGTGGTCGCCGGCACCGCCGACAAGCCGCGTACCATGTGGTTTTCGCAGTCCTTCGACATCGAGAATTTCCGCCCCGACAGCTTCGAGAGCCTGGTGAACGAAGTCCAGGACGACGATGCCCTCACCTTCACCTTGCAGAGCGAGAACAACGACCCGATCCGCTGGATCAAGGGCAAGCGCCGCATGCTGGTCGGCTCCGGCGGCATCTGGGTCTCCAATACCCAAGGGCCCTCGATCACCGCGACCGATGTTGGCTTCGAGCCCCATGCCGAGGTGGTGTCGGCCTCGGCCGCCGATGCGCTCTCGATCGAAGACGCCATGGTGATGATCGAGGCCGGTGGCCGCCGGCTGTTCGATGTCGGCTTCAAATATGAGAACGAGACCTTCACCGCGGCCGAGCTGTCCATCCTGGCCGAGCATGTCGGGCGGGTGGCGATCGAGGCGATGGAGCACCAGCGCCGGCCGCTCTCCACCATCTGGACCTATCGCTCCGACGGCCGGCTCGCCCCTTTGGCCTATTCCCGCGCCCAGGACATCATCGGCTGGACGCATTGCTCGCTGTCGGCCGGCAAGGTGCCGGTGCCCAATGCGGCACAGACGGGTGCGATCTCCGATGTCGCCATCGTCGAGGACATCGCCATCATCCCCGGCGCCGACGACGCCACCCAGGTCTATCCTTCGGGCGAGCGCGATGAGGTCTGGTTCCTGGTCAAGCGCCGGATCGGCTCGGCCACCCAGCGTTATGTCGAGGTGATGGAAGGCTTCTTCACCGCACCCGTCCGCCAGGACTATGACACCGAGGCACTGTGGGAAGCCGCCGTCAAGGACGCCCAGAAGCACGCTTTCTATGTGCATTCCGGCATCACCTATGACGGCTCGGCCACCACCTCGATCACCGGCCTCGATCACCTGGAGGGCTGCGAGGTGGCGGTGCTGGCAGACGGCCGCATCCACCCCAACCGCACGGTGTCATCGGGCGGCATTACGCTGGCCTATTCGGCCTCCGTGGTGCAGGTCGGCCTGCCCTATGACTGGGAGGTGGAGACGCTGAAGCTCCCCTTCGGCACCCAGACCGGCTCTGGTGTGGGGAAAACCAAGTCGATCTCGGATCTGGGCCTGGCTCTCCTCGACTCCGGCCCGATCAATATGCGGCTGGTGTCCTATCAGGAGACCGAAGGCCGGGTGGAATGGGAGCCGCGCGAGCTCACCTTCGAGCGCGACGGGCTGGATATGGATGAAGCCATCCCGCTGTTCACCGGGGAGATCACCCGGTCGATGGAAGGTCCGGACCGCGGCGACGTCAGGTGTCTGCTTTACGGGTCTTCGCCGCTGCCGGTGACGGTGCTGGCGATCGTGCCGGAGATGGAAGGGTCGGAGCGAAGCGGCTAGTTCCTTCCCAGCCGAAGCCAGGAAGGAACCTTCCAACCAAAAGAACCCGCCATGAACGGCAGAGCGTGTTTGTGATCACACAAGGCGATTCTACCAATGCACCTTCTCCCTTTCAAGCCCGATCATCTGCAAGAGCTTGCCGACTATGGCGGGCAGGAATGGATGAAGGCCCTGGCGGCGGAGGAGTATCTGGCGCGGTTCATGGAAGGCCCGTGCTTCTCCGGGGCGGTCTCTGGCGAGATCATCGGGGCGGCGGGGGTGATGCCGGTGGATGGACCTCGAGGCCTTGCCTGGTGCGTGCTGTCATCGCGGGCACCGCTCCATTGGCGCGCGGTGCACAAGGCGGTGAAGGCGTTTCTGGCTGAGCAGACCCGGTTCGCCCGGGTGGAAGCCTATGTCGATCCGGGGTTCACCGCGGCGGTGCGCTGGGTGAAGACGCTTGGGTTTGAGCAGGAGACGCCGCTACCGATGCGGCAGTTCTTTGCAGATGGGCGGTCGGCGCTGCTGTTTGCCATGGTGCGGGAGAGGTCTTCGCCGACGACGCGCCAGTCATCCGCGAGCGCCTCGGCATCCGTCTTGTCCTGAAACGCGAAGCGCCGCGGGCGCGGAAACAGATCGAGGCATGAAGCCATGCCCTCGAGAAAGGCTTCCCACCGGCTCACGCCGCCCTCCGTTTTCCAGGGTTCGAGAGCAGCTTGGCAAGGGAAGAATCGGTTTTCCCCTCGTCGGCGCTGTAAGTCTTGCGCATGACTGACGCGATGCGAAGCCGGTCAAATTCGGAAAGCATTTTTGGGTGAGGGATGTTGTTGACGATGCGATAGGTGTGCTCCCACATGTACCAGACATCGTCATCGATATCGCTCACGCCGCCCTCCGTTTCATCCATTCCGCCAGATCGACGACATCGCCTTGGAAGGTGGTGAACTCCAGGCCGTCGCCTTCGGGGGGCGGTGAGCCATATTCGCGGATCAGCACCATGCAGCACAGCGATTTGATGGCGTCTTCATCGCCGTCAAGCGCCCGCGCTTCGAGGGCTTTCACGTGATCGCGGAAATAGGTCAGTGTCTCAGCGTCCATCTCTCAACCCTACCACATATCGGAAATCGAACCAATGGCTTTTCTTGCTGTTGCCTCCGCCGTGCTTGGCATGGCCGGCTCCGTCGTCGGCGCGGTCGGCGCCAGGAATGAAGGCGAAGCCAATGCCAATGCCGCAGAATATAACGCCAAGGTGGGCGAGATCAACGCCGCTGCCGAGCGCGACCGGGCGGCGGTCGAGGCCTCCGACTATGAGCGCAAGATGAGCCGCGAGCGGGCGACCGCCATCGCGAGCCGCGGCGCCTCGGGCATCGATCTCGCCGGCACGCCTTTGATGGTGGACGAAGACATCGTCAATGAGATTGCGCTCGGTTCCTCCCGCATCACCCATGAAGGCGCGGTCAAGGCCAATGCCTATGAGAACCAGGCCAATCTGGACCGGACGGCGGCGAAGAATTTCAAAAAAGCCGGAAAGCTCTCCGCCGCCGCCACCTTGCTGTCGGGGGCTTCGCGCGCGTTCAACAACTACCCGCAGGCCGGTCGGACCGCGGGTAATCCGCTTGTCTAGAGCCGTTGCTGTGACAGGCCGGACGCTACCCCGGCTATTTCCCGATTTTGAGCAAAGGCCTTTCTAGGCCGCGCGGACTATCTGCGTATCCGGTCTCTGGGCTTCCCCTGCAGTCGGGTAAGGGAACATCGCCACAACTGCGTGTCTGCTTCCACGCCGCATGTCACGATCATATCATAGAGGAATCCCCCATCCATGGCTAGGGTCATCGGCCCCAATAATGTCCCGATTCCGAGCGCGGCGACGCAAGCCCTGCCTCGGGCGGACGGTGATGATTTCGGCGCCCAGGTCGGGCGGGCAACGCGTCAGGTCGGCGCCTCCATCGGCGATGTCGGCAAGGCCCTGTCCGGCTATGTCGAGGCCCAGCAGAAGCTGGAGGAGCGCCGGCGCGCGGCGGAAGATGCCGCTTTCCTCGATGCCGCGGACCTCGAACTCGACACCGGCTATTCACGCGCCTTCAACGATGAGACCACACGCGCCCGCTCTGGCGCCGAGCGGATGACCGATACGCTCACCGCCCGGCTGGAGACCGACACCGAGGGCGTGCGTGCAAGGCTGACCGAGCGCGGCTTCCGCCCGTCGGAAGAGGCTTTGCAGAAATTCGAAAGCCTGAAAATCCGCCGCCAGCATCAATATATCGGCAAATCGATTGCGTATGAGAACAACGAACGCATCCGCATGTTCGGCGACCAGCTCGCCACCAATGTCGATGCCATCACCCAGCGCGCGATTGCCGGCGGAGACGTGCGCGGCGGCATCGACCGCATCGAGCAGTCGATCGAGGCCTATCGCGGCATCGTCCCCGCCCCGGTGCTTGACGAAATGCGCCAGAAAGCGGCAAAAGAGTTCGTCCGCAATCTGAAGGAAAACGCCGACGCCAAGACGCTGGACCGGCTCACCGGCGATCTGTTCGATGCCCCCGGCAGCACTCAGCCCAGCCTGGGCGGGGGCATCTCCGGCAAGGTGGATGAAGCCGAGAACCCCGAGACCAGAGCCAAGCCGACAACCGGTGAAGCCAAGCCGGACGGAGCGGTTTCCATCACCGATTATGCCCGCGGCAAGGGTCGGATCACCGGGCCGCGCGCGGAGGCTGTTTCCCGTGAAACAAAACCTGTTTCACCGGGGCGCGAAGAAGGCGGGCGCTTTGTCGTCAATGGCCTTCGCATTGTCGACCGGGTCAGCGACGACGCCGAATATGGCCGCTCGGCCTCGCGCCATGCCCAGCCTTTCAAGGGCATCGTGCTGCATCACACCGGCGGCGACGGCGCCGATCGCTTCATCAAATACGGCCATTCCGTCGACCGCGCCCGCGGCGGCTCGTTCGGCTATCATTTCTACATCGACAAGGACGGCACCATCTACCAGGGTGCGCCGATGGACAAGCGCACCAACCATGTCAAGCCCGTCTCCCATGGTCAGCGCAAGGATGCCTCGGGCCTGTCCAATGAGAATGCCATCGGGATTTCGCTGCTGGGTTCTGGCGGCGACGAGACGCCGGAGCAGCTTGCCGCCGTCAAGCAACTGGCGGGTTCACTCTCCAAGACCTATTCCATCCCGACCTCGCGCATTCTGGGCCATGGCGAATTGCAGAACGACCGGGAATCGCGCGAAGGGCAAGCCGCCCTCAAGGCGATCCGCGGCGAGGTGATGACCGCCACGCTCGAAGATCCCACTATGCGCGGCGCCTTCGCCCGCGAACTGGCGGCCGCCCGCGGCGATATCGTCGCCAGGGCCAATGCTTTGCGCGAGAAGGAAGCCGATGCCGAGCGGGCGCGGATGCTGATCGCCGGCGCCTATCCCGTCGATCCCGGTTCCGCCGATGACCGCAAGGTGGTCGACAAGGCCTGGGCGGCGTCGGATCTCTCCACCGCCCTGCAATCTGGGCAGCCGGAAGCCGCCGAAGCCGTGGTGAAGCTCGCCCAGGAGACCTCCTATATCCCGCAAGGGGCGATGCAGTCGCTGCGCGGCATGGCGGTCAATGGCTCGGGTGAGCAGAAGATCTATGCCTATCAGACCGTCGGGCGCATCATGCGCGAGCGGCCGGGCGCGACGGGGGCGGACAAGGATTTTGAAGCCGACACCACACGGTTCAACACCCTGGTGATGGATCTCGGCCTCACCCCGCAACAGGCGATCGCCAAGATCGAGGAAACCAAGACCCCGGAATTCCAGAAGGCCAAGAAGGCGCTGGCCGAGGATGGGGCCAAGCTCGCCAAGGACCTCACCGTCGCCGACATCACCGCCAGGCATGACGGCTGGTTCTCCTCCGAGCCCGGCTTCATCAACGACCGCGCCAGGGCCGAGGTGCAGGAAGCCTATCGCGAAGCCTTCCGGATGAACTATGTCGAGACCGGCGACGCGGAATGGGCCAAGAAGGCCGCCCAGAACCATCTCGCCCAGGTCTATTCCACCTCGGCCATCACCGGCCGGAAAATCCTGATGCGCGAGCCGCCGGAGAAATACTATCCCCCGATCGCATCCCGAGCCAATGGCAAGCCGTCGATGGATTACTTCACCGACGATCTGAAACAGACGGTGCGAGAGCTGGCCGGCAAAGAAATCCCGCTGGACAAGATCATCATCCGCTCCGGCCCCACCACCTTCGGCGACATTGCCCGGGGCAATCCGCATCCCTCCTACGATATCGGCTGGATCGACGAGGATGAAAACGGCATCCCCGCTATCCGGATCGCACCCCGCCCCTTCTTCGTCGACGTCAAGGCCGCCAAGTCCAAGGAAGCCGAAGTCAGGCAGAAGGCTCTGTCCCAGGCGCATGATCCAAGGCCGGCGCTGGATGCATCGGTCGATCTGGCGCAGCGGGCGATCATGGGGCTGTTCGACTAAAACGTACGAAAATCCTACCTTAAGCTGATTTTCCTCTTATAAATCAAGAAAGACATCCATGCCTCTGCGCCCTGAAACTGCGCCGACCGGCGGCTTTTTGCCCAATCGCGACCTGTCCACTCCGGTTCCGGAAGATGAGGGCCTGTCGACGGCCGCCAAGGTGACGGGGGCGGCGGGCCTCGGCGCCGGCATGCTGTTCGCGCCGGCCTTGACACTCGGCGCGATGGCCACAGTCGGCGGCGGCGCATTGCTGGCGGATGGCGAGGGCGCCTCGGCGGCTTTCCGCATGGAAAACACCGTCGGCTCGCTGCTCTCCTCCAATAGCCTCGCCTTCGACGGCCCGGCCGAGGATGGCTACGACCCCTGGGCCGATATCGCCGGCACGCCTTATGAGGAGCATTGGGAGAATTTTACCCGCGCCAGATCCAAGGCGCATGCCGATGCCATCAAATCCGACATCGACCGCGAGGTGAAGGATCGCAAATATCTGGAAAGCCAGGGCGCGGTCGGCTTTGCGCAAGGGCTGGCGGCCGGCTTGTTCGATCCCACCATCCTCTTGCCAGGCGGCGCAGTGGTGCGCTCGGCGCGGGGCGGCGCTTCGGTGCTGCGCTCGGCGGCCTCCGTCGCCGCTTATGGCGCGGCCGGCGCGGTCGCCACGGAAGGTGCGCTGCAAGCCACCCAGCAGACCCGTACAGGCGAAGAAAGCGCGATGGCTATCGCTGGCGCCACGGTCCTCTCCGGCCTGCTGGGGGCCGGCCTGGCCCGCCGTGCGCTGGCCTCGGGCTTCGACATGGATGGCGTCGGCAAAGCGATCGAGGATGACCTCGGCCGCGGGCCGGATGACAGCGCCGCTTCCCCCGCGTTCACGCCGCGCCCCGACGACCTTTCCCCCGCCGGCGCGGCCGCTCTTGCCGGCTCTGTGCCCGCGCGCGATCCTGACCTCGACGCCGATATCGCAACTGCAAGGGACACAACCGACGCTTTGCGCACCGAACTGGAAACCGTCGCCTCCCGGATCCTGCCCGACAGCGTGAAGCTGAATGTGGTGGAATCCCTGCGCGCCGATGCCGACAAGGTGAAATCGGGCGCCGAGCAATTGGGCATCCGCGCCTATCACGGCACCGGCGCCGATTTCGACCGGTTCGACATGGCCCATGTCGGAGAGGGCGAGGGCACGCGCCGAGCCGGCTACGGGCTCTATTTCGCGGACAATGCCGCCAATGCCACGCGCTACCGGGAATTCACCGCCCCGACCGTGATCGGCGATGAGGTGGTGGCGACAGGCGAGGTCCGGCAGGCCGCCATGCTGCGCCGCGAAGGTAAGCTCGATCAGGTGTTGGGGCAGGAGCGCCGCGATGTGCAGGCGCTTCTCGACAAGCCGAACCCGTCCGATTTCATGGTGGAGGCCACCAATCGCAAGCTGGGGCGCGTCGAGGCCATGGAGCGGGTCGCCAAGGGCGAGGTCCGTTCGGGCGGGCACCTCTATGAGGTCGAACTCGATGCCGAGCCGACCCAGCTCCTCGACTGGGATGTCCCCGTCAAGGACCAGCCCGAAGTCGCGGCCAAGGCTAGGGAGGCCGCGCGCAAAGCCGGCCTTGGCGAAGAGGCGATGGACCTGAAGGGCTCCGACTTTTACGCCGCCCTGGAAGCTAAGACCATGTCGGATGTCGCGACCTCCCGCCTTCTGGCGGAGTCCGGCGTCCCCGGCGTGCGCTACTGGAATGCGGAGACGACCGATTATGTCGCCTTCGACGACAGCCTCGTGAAAATCACCGCCAAGGACGGCAAGCCGGTTGCGGCCGGCGAACGGGCAAAGGTCGTCGATGAGTTGTTCTCCATCCGCCGCGGCGTGCACGGCACCGATCGCGGCTTCAAGGTCTTCGACGAAAGCAAATTCGCCCCCTCCGAATGGGGGCACGGCGTCTACATGTTTCCCGAGGAATGGGTGAAGGCGCAAGGCGCCGCCGGGAAAACCGTCGGCTATGGCCACGGCTCGGGCGCGATGCGCAATCTCATCCTGCAGGTGGAGACCTCCCGGCCCTTCGTCATCGACGCCACCGAATTCGGCAAATCCAGCGCCGACTGGGCCGCGCTGAAAGAGCATGGCTGGACCTTCGAGGGCTCGCCTGGCGAATATTGGGACCGCGGCGTGGTCGGCCGCGATGCCCAGATCCGCGCCGCCAAGCGCTTCTCGGAAGCTCTTCTCAAGGCCGGCTATGACAGCGTCATCGTCCGCAGGGACGGCGTCGACCGGGAGATCGTCGGGATCAGGCAAGGCTCGGTCAAATACGCCAATTCCGGCGAGACCGCCTTTGCCGTCCGCCGCGGCGAACAGCCCCAGACCCCGGACACCCCGCGCACGCCGACCGAGGTCAAAGGCTATCACGGCACGCCCAACGGCGCGATCGAACGGTTTCGTGCCGAGCACGCCAGCGAAGCGCATGACGGCGCGTTTTTCTTTACGTCAAGGCCGGAAGGAACGGCGAGATACACTGGCGAGGCCTTTTTCGACAGCCCGTTCGATATGAATATGAAGCCTGCGGTCTATCCCGTTTATGTCGAAACGAAAGGGTTCAAGGAAATCGACTGGGCCGGGCAGACCCATAATGATGGGACCGGGCCAAGTGGCGGCTCGCTGAATGACGAAATGGCCATCGCCAAGCGCGAGGGCGCCCCAGGCCTTGTCGTCCGGAACATCGATGAGGGCAACGGCGAGGAGAATTGGTACATTTCCTGGGGCGACAACACCGTGCGCAGCGCGCTCAGCGAAAGCCAGATGCTGGGCATGCGCAAGGGCACAGGTGGCGACCCCACCGTCGAAGGCTCCTTCTCCAGGGATGCCCAGGGCAATCTGATGGTGACGATCTCGCGGGCAGCCCTCGATCCCGTCGGCACGCTGCACCATGAATCGGTCCATGCCCTGAAGGAGCTCGGCACTTTCACCCCCAGGGAATGGAAAGCGCTGGAGAATGCGGCAAAGTCCAAGGGCTGGATGACAGTTCCCGAAATGGCGGACTATGCCAAGCTGTACGGTCCCAGCATCACCGGGGAGACGGCAGCGCCGCCCAGTGTCAAGCCTTCGTCCGAGGGCGGCCAGGCGCAGGGCAAACAGCTTGTCGTTGCGCGCCCCGGCGTGCCACAAGTGCGCAATGTTGCCGACTTCAAAAATGCCGTGGACGAATTGAAAGCCAAGCTGAACGTCACCACGCGCCCGCGCCGCGAACTGCCGGACAGCGAGAAGTTTTCGCTGCGCTCGCTCGTCACAATGGTCGAGGAGATGAAGGAAGGCTCGCGTCTGGGGCTGGTCGCCGATCATGTGCGCGGCTTCAAACACGACACCCAAGCCATCATCGATATTGCCGAACAGCACGTCAATATCGACTTCAAGCAGATCTCGCCCGAGGACAAGGAGGCGTTTCTTGACGCCTTGTCGGACCTGCAACAGATCGTCAACGACCGCCTGCAGGTTGGCTACCGTGTCGCCGACGAGATCGATGAAGTCGATGAACTCGTCTCGAATCGCTTCGAGCAGGCGATCGATCAGATGTCAAATCTCAAGGACGATGCCGACAGCATCCTTGAGGACATGGAAAGCCACGTTGAAGACCTTGAAAACATCATCGCGCTGCGGGAGGAAGCCGGCGATACAACGGCCATTGATCGATCGGCGCGTGAAGACGATGGAGATGTCGATGTTGCGCAAATCGACGCGTCGGCATCCCAGATCATCGCGCGCTACAGCATGCCCGATTATGCAAATACAAAAAGCATTCTTGACGTAGGAGAGCTTGAGACAGCGCGGCTACGCGGAATTATCGATGACGTTCGCGCCAAATTCGACGCCCTGAAGGATGCAGACACGGTCGGCAAAAGAGCGGTCGAACTGGAGGATCAGCAAGCCGACCTCGGCGAAGCCGTCTACCCGGCCAAGCTGGCGCGCGATCAGGCTGATCAGCTTGAAACGATCCTGCTCGACAAGCGCGATGAAGCCTCCAAAGAGTTCTCCCGCATCAAGGAAGACCTTGTCGATCCCGATCTTAGGCGCATGGAAGATCTCGTCGACGAGCTGGAAGCGCGCATTGACGATGTCGGCGGGTATGGCCAGGCAGGGCCGGATGTTCGCTTGTCTGTTCGCAGCAAAGGCGGAGAAGCCAAGCCCTTCGACATCTCAAAACTCTCCCCCGATCTGCAATCCCGCCTCACCGAAGAAGCCATCGCCATGGCCTATCAGAGATGGGTGAGGGGAACCGAACCCCATAAAGGCGTGATCGGCGCAGCCTTTGCCCGGGTGCGCAATTTCCTTGAGGCTGTCAGGAACGCGCTGACCGGTAAGGGGATGAACTCGGCCGAGGACATCTTCGCCAAGATCGATGCCGGCAAAATCGCCGAGCGCGCCGACGGGCGCAAGCGTGCAGCCATGGCCAAAGCGCCGCGGCAAGGGGCAAGCTCGGTCGGTGCCGCCGCGTCCCAGACCGGCGATTACCGCCTGAAATCGACCGGCATCGGCCTCGAGAAGGGCCTTGCCCGGCTGGCCCCTGGCCTGTGGCTGCAGAACGCCTCCTCGCGCATCGCACGCCAAGTCGCAGACGAGCTGCAGGAGAGTGGCGTCTATCGCGCCGACCATGCCGATTGGTTCGAGACCGCAAGAGGCGGTGCCGAACAGGGCCAGTATGGCGCGGTGGAGAGCCGCATCAAGACCTTCCAAGGGCAGATGCTGGCCGACGGCTTCACCGCCATCGACGATGCCTTCATGAAGTACCGCAAGGGAACCGACAAGCGCCGCACCGGCGACCTCACCGTCACCTCGCTCAGCGATTACTTCACCGGCTCCGGCGACAAGCTGGATTTCAAGCAGTTCCGCGAAGCCGTCGGCCGCGCCATGGCCGAAGGCGACAGCCATGAGATCGCCGAAGTCGCAGCGCTCGCCAAGCGGCTGCGCCCGCATTTCGATAAATGGAAGGACGAAGCCATCAAGCTCGGCCTGCTGCCCGAAGGCGTCACGCCCGAGACTGCCCCCACTTATATGATGCGTCTTTACGATCGCAAGAAGATCATCGACAACCGGCCCGAGTTCAAGAAGGTCATCGTGCAGTGGCTGGGAGAGGTGGAGAAATCCAACGCCCGGGTGCGCGATGCCTTGCGCGCGTCGATGGATGAACTCACCAGCGTCGAGGGCGAGATCGCCGCGGCCGAGACCCGCATCCAGAAACGCGCCGAGCGCCAGGCCAAAGCCGACAAGAAGGCGCGTGAGGAGGGCCGAGTCTCCACCACCGACGAGGCCGCCGTCCTCAAGGATGAAGCCGACCAGCTCGCCATCCAAACCGCCAAAGTCCGGCTGAAGGAGATCGAGAAGCTCGTTCAGGAACAGGTCGAAGCCTACCAGGGCAAGACCGCCGGCGAGGCTCAGTCTGCCATTGAGGCAAGGCGTAAGGCCGACGAAGCCCGCGACCCCTCCGCCAAGCGCCGGCCCGAACAGATGCTCAAACCCGTGCGCGACGCCGCCGAGAAGATCGCGGGCCAAGAGCCCAAGGACCCGGCCGAACTCCCCGGCCTTGCCGACCAGATCATCTCCCGCATCATCGGCACCCCCGAAGGCCGCCTGCCCTATGACGCCCCATCCGTCAAGCAGCAGGCCTTCGGCGCCGACATGGACGCCAGGGGGCCGCTCGCTGCCAGATCATGGCTGATCCCGGACAAGCTGATCGAGCCTTTCCTGGAGCGCGATATCGACATGCTCTTGCGCTCCTATGCGCACACCATGATCTCCGACATCGAACTGGCCAAGCGCTTCGGCACCCCGGACATGATCACCAAATTCAAGGACATCGACGAGGACTATTCCGCGCTGCTCAATGCCGCCAAGACCGACGCCGAACGCCGCAAGCTCCAGCGGGAAAAGGACGAGACCTTCCGCAATGTCGCCGCCATCCGCGACCGGCTGCGGGGCCAGTACAAGATCCCCGAAGACCCCGAAGCCGTCATGCTGCGCGTCGGGCGCACTGCCCTCACCCTCAGCTATATGTCCAAGCTGGGCGGGATGACGGTCTCGGCCTTCACCGACCCGGCACGTTTCGTCATGGTGCACGGCCTTGCCCGCACCTTCTCCGACGGCCTCATTCCGATGTTTGCCAATTTCGGCCAGTTCAAGAAGACCGCGCGCGAGCTCGAAAGGCTGCATGGCGTCGCCGAAATGATCACCGACAGCCGCGCCTTGCGCATGGCCGACATCTCCGACACCTGGGGCCAGAACACCAAGTTCGAGCGCCTCGTCCAGTCGGGCGGCCGCCAGTTCGGCATGGTCTCGCTGATGGCGCCATGGAACGCCACCATGAAGCAGTTCGCGAGCATCATGACGCTGAACCGTATCATGCGCAACGCCGTCAAGCGCGCCGAGGGCAAGACCTTGTCCAAGGGCGAGCAGGAATATATGGCGTTCCTGGGCATCTCCGATGGTGCCGCGCGGCGCATGGGCATCGAGTTCAAGCAGCACGGCGTCAAGAAGAACGGCCTGTGGCTGCCGAATGCCGAGAACTGGGCGCCCGAGGCCGGCAATGTCCGCGATGCCCTCTCGGTCGCCTTGCGCAAGGACATCGACCGCACCATTGTTACTCCGAGCGTCGGCGAGAAACCCAAATTCGCCTCGACCATGACCGGGGCGCTGATGCTGCAGTTCAAGTCGTTCGCCTTCTCGGCGACCCAAAAGATGCTGATCGCCGGACTGCAACAGCGCGACGCCGCAGCCGTAAATGGCGCTTTGCTATCGATGGTTCTGGGCGGGCTGGTCTACTATCTCAAGGGCGAGATGGCCGGCAAGCCCGCGCTGATCCCAACCTCCATCGATGACACCAATTGGGGGGTGTTCATGGGTGAAGCCTTCGACAGGTCCGGCCTTGCCGGCATCCTGATGGAAGGCAATAATCTGGTCGAGAAAGTCTCGCGTGGCAAGGTCGGTCTGGCCGCCCTGACCGGCAAGCCGATCTCGCGCTATGCCAGCCGCAACACCTTGCAGTCGCTGGCGGGGCCGACCTTCGGCCTGGCCGAGGATGCACTCGACATTGCCGGTTCGGTGTTCGACGACAGGCAATGGACCCGGAAAGACAATCATCGCATCAGACAGGTCATCCCCGGGCAGAACATTTTCTATCTGCGCAAGCCGATTGACCAGATCGAAGCCGGCCTCAACGAGGCGCTGGGTATCCCTGAGCGCGCATCTCGGTAGCATCACCTATCCCTGTTCCCATCAGCCACCTTCGGGTGGCTTTTTTTATGGATGACCCATGACGATCAGCACGGCCGCGAACCTGATTCAATATGAACCCAATGGGACTCAGTCGATCTTCGCCATCCCGTTCTCGTATACCGCGGAAAGTCAGATCGTCGTGGTGGTGACGTCGGCCGCCGGCGTCGACACGGTGAAGACCAATGGGGTGGAAATAGAAATTTCCGATCCCGGCGACACCGGGACGGTCACCTTCGGCACGGCGCCAACGGATTTCCGCCCGGCCGATGGCACACGGGTAACCATCTATCGGCTTCCCGACTTCCTGCAATCGTCTGACTTCACCCCAGGCTCGGGCTTTTCCTCCGCGACGATCGAAGCCGGGCTGGATAAAGCCTTGATGCAGATCCAGCATGTCAAGACGCTGGTGGACCAGGCGCCGCGCCTAGCCATCACTGCCGAGGCAAGGGGCCCGCTCTCGCTTCCCGAGCCCGATGCCGGCAAGCTGATCGCCTGGAATACCGACGAGGACGGCTTCGACAATGTCGCGGCCGCCGATATCGACCTGGCGACGGTGACGCCGTTCATTGAGGCGCTCCTAGACGATGCGGACGCCGCCACGGCGCGCACGACGCTGGGGGTGGCGATCGGAACCGATGTCCAGGCGCATGATGCCGATCTGGACGCAATCGCCGCGCTGACCACGACGACCTATGGCCGCTCGCTGCTCACCCTCGCCGATGACGATGCGCTCGCCGCCGAGATCGATGATTTCTTCCTGACTCCGGCCGAGGGCAATGCGGCCTACCAGCCGCTCGATGCCGACCTGACGGCGATCGCGGCGCTTTCCACAACAGCCTATGGACGCTCACTGCTCGCGCTGGCAAATGCAACGGCGCTGGCCGCCGAAGTGGACGCCTTCTTCCTGACACCGAGCGAGGGGAATGCGGCCTATCAGCCGCTGGATGCAGACCTCACTGCGATTGCCGCGCTGACGACGGCCGCGGCGGGCCGCTCGCTGCTGACGCTGGCCGATCCCGGTGCCGACCGGATTTATTTCTGGGACGACAGCGCCGACACGGCCGCTCACCTCACTCTGGGAACTGGCCTCAGCATCACCGGGACCACGCTCAACGCGTCGGCCAGCGGTAGCGGCCTTGTTCTCCAGATGCTGTCAACAGACTACGTCACGAACACAAACCTTTCTACCGTCATCCCTTACGATGACACGACGCCGACGTCATCAGAAGGCACAGAAATACTTTCCCAGGCGATCACTCTCGCCAGCACGTCCAGCCGGGTGAAACTCGAAGTCACGATTTGGGGCTCAGTAGCAGCCGCATCTGACAGAATAATGGTGGCTGTCTTTAGAGGAACGACTTGCATCAACGCGCAGGCAGTTGGTGCTTTCGATAGCGTCGATAACCCTTGCGGCATTTCCCTGGACTTCATCGATTCCCCGGCGACCTCGGGCTCTGTGACCTACTCTGTCCGTGTTGGTCCGGATACCGGTTCTTCTGCCCTGCGCCTGAACGGCAACACAGGGGGGCGCATCTTTGGCGGAACTGCAAAATGCACTCTGATTGTGACTGAGTTGGCGTCTTAAAAACGCCGCCGTCACCTTGAGTGGGGCAGCAGTTTTTTGCCCGCTGTGGCGCAGAAATCCCCTCGACCTGTTGTAATATAGTCCGACCAAACCGAGGCAATCCCATGAAAAGCCTTCTCGATCTGTTGCGCCTCATCTTCCGATGGGGCGGCCCTTCCCTGCCGCCTGCCGCGGCGGACGGGACCGATGACAAACCCGTCCCATCCCAGCCCAACCCGCCGGCCGGGCCCAAAGTTCCACCCCGTCCCGCCGGCGAGCCGAAATGGCTGGCGCTGGCTCGATCCGAGATCGGGGTCAAGGAGTTCGCCGGCGAGGCCGACAATCCCAAGATCATGGGCTACTTCAAGGATGCCGGCTTTGCCGGGATCGACACCGAGGAAACCTCTTGGTGCGCCGGCTTTGCCAATGCGATGCTCGAGCGCTGCGGCGTGCCCGGCTCCAAATCGCTGGCCGCCCGCTCCTTCCTGCAATGGGGCAAGAAGGTCACCAAGCCCTATCCCGGCTGCGTGGTGGTGTTCTGGCGCGGCTCGCCCTCCTCCTGGCAGGGCCATGTCGGCTTCTATCTGTCGGAGAACGCCACCCATATTTCGGTGCTGGGCGGCAATCAGGGCGACAGCGTCAAGATCGCCAACTATCCCAAGTCGCAATTGCTGGGCTATCGCGAGCCGGTGACGGGATCCAATTCTCGCACGCTGCGCGCCCAGCTCGCCGGGGCCACGCTGGGCGACGGCGTGGTGATTGCCGCGATCACCTCCAAAACCCTGATCGAGAGCCTGCCCGACGCGCTCGCGATCGGCGACGGCATCGGCAGCCTTGCCCAGTACTGGCCGTGGTTTGCAGTGTTCGGCGTGGTGATTTCTCTCTCGGCGCGCATGGTCACGATTTACGCACGCCTCTCCGACCTGAAGGAAAAAGGAGCGTGATATGTGGCTTATCGGTCTTGCCGGCCAGTTCATCTGGCCGCTGTTCCGCTGGGTGGCGCCCTGGGCGGGGCCCAGATTTGCCCTCATTGCCGTCGGCGGCCTGCTGGCGCTGGTGCTGATGGGGGCGCCGGCGGCTTGGACATGGGTGCATATGCGTGGCGAGTTGAAGCAGGCCGTCGCGGAGGAAGCCGCGCGCTGGCACAAGGCAATCCAGAAAGCGAATGAAGACAATGACATCAAAGTCGCCGAAGCGGTCCAGCACGCGCTCGATGAAGAGCAGCGCTCTCCTACTCCTTCTGATCGCGCCGGCCTTGGGCGGCTGTGCGAGCAATCCCGAGCCTGTCGTGATCGTAAGAAGTGATCCCAAGGCGTATTCTTACATCTCCTGGTCGACGGCCGACACGCCAGAGACGGTGAAGCAGATCCGGCGGCACAATGCGATTCACGCCCGGCTGCTCAAGGCCAAGCCGTAACTTCTCAAGACCAGGCCGGTTTCGTCCAGTGCTTGCGCGCGACAGGAGATTCCCCGGCCTGGTCAAGGAGCCTGTAAAGGCCCAGCCAGCGTCATAGCATGACTCTCACTCGGTATGGAAGAAGACAACTCGATGAAACAGCGCGCAGACTTCTGGGACCGGACCTATGACACATCAGCTCTGGGCGATCTCCCAGGACTTGCGGGAGGTTTTGAGAAATCAGGCCGTCCTGCGACAGGATATCCGAGGCTTGCGAAAGGAAATCCGCGCGTTGAAAGCTCCAAAGGCCGGGATCAACTGGACGCTTGTCTTCGATCACTGGCTCATCAAACTAGCCGTCATCTCCGCCCTGCTCGGCGCCAATTGGCGATTGGAAGATGCCTTGAAGCTGCTGGCAAGATAGGCCCGGTCAACCTTGCCATCATTGCTTTATCTGCAATTTTGGCAGGGCGGGCCAGCTATCATTTCGTCGAGCTAGCGGTGACGGGCACGATTCGATAAGCTTGAGCTTGGGCAAAGCCTCCTCCCGTCCCGCCCCGAAAAGCCAGGAAAGCATACGCCGGGCGTAGCTCATTTCTTGTCCTCATCTTCCGGCATCATCATCTGGTCGATCACCTCGACCCAGTCATCGGGGTTGCCGCTAGGCCAAAGCACCCTGATCGTGCTGTAATTGCTCGCGCCCCAATCCACCATGACCTTGCCGCAACTGCATTGCTTCATGCGATATCCGCGCGGGACCACGCCGCCGCAGGACTTGCATCGATAGTCAGCACTCATTTCTTCCCCCCCTCGACAAAGGCGACCCCGTCGTCGAAGCCCTTGATGTAGCCCGACTCGTAACCGCGCTCGAAGTCGTCATTGACCGCCCCGATCGATGACACCTTGCGGATCACCTCGATCGCCCGGCGCCGATGCTTCACCCGCCTGATGAAGCCGCGCTCCTCCAAAGCCCCAACAATCCGGTGCACACCCGATTTCGACACCAGGCCCAGATGCGCCATGATCTCCTCATAGCTGGGCGAGGTCCCCTCCTCCTTGTTCACCTCTTCGATGAAGCGAAGCACCTGGGCCTGGCGCTGGGTCAGCATTTGGCCTCCGCAATGGCGCGCAGCATGGCGCGGAAGGCGGCTTCCGCTTTCTCTTCCATGCCGTCGATTGCTATCGCTCCAGCCGTCGGTACGGCCTCCGGCAACTCCACCTCTGCCAGAGCCAGGAGAGCGGCGCGGGCAAGTTCCTGGAAATAACCATCAAGATCCAAATGAACACAATGCGGGTCACGTCCACGCATTGCCTTCGCCATTGCTTCCAACGGTGTCATGCCTTCTCCTCCCTCTTGCGCGCATAGCGCTCCTTCATCGCTTGGCGCTCTTCCTTCGTCGGGAAGCCCCTGGATTTGATCGTCGGCGCCTTCTCGATCGGGCGTCCCTCCTTGATCGCGAGCACGCGGGCCCGGAATTCGTCATGCGCCTGGGAGAGCCTGTCGCATTTCGCAATGGCCGGCTGGTCGACCTTGCTGGTCTTCCAGCGATGCTCCAGGATCAGGCGCGGCGAGATCTCGGTCGGATGATTGCCCGCGCCATGGGCGACGAAGCCGGCATCGTGGTCCCATTGTACCAGCGAACAGATCTGGTCCGCGGACATCATCTTGGCGATGTCGCGCGGGATCGGATCGCCGCGAAGTCGGAAGATCTCCAGCAGCGCCGAGGCGAGCTTCTCACGCAGCGTCGGCGGCTTGCGCTTCATTTCGGCGGCTCCGCTACCTCTCGCCAGACCATCCGGCCGGCAGCGCCATCGGCTAGGCTTTCCAGGAGCGGCATGAACATCTTGACCGCATGTTCGGGGAAGCTGGGACTGAGCAGCCGGTGCAGCGCCTCGGCCGCTTCCCGCGACAGCGCAATGCGCGTTTCCACTTTGCCGTTGACGAACAGAAGATAGAAATGCTCATCGTCACGGCCGACCCACACATAGCGATCCGCGTCGAGTTCGATCCTGTGCCCGACGATCTCTCCACCCTTGGCTTGGCTCATCTGTTCCCCCAAACCATCTTCGTCGCCAGCCATGTGCACAGCGCATTGATCGCGACTGCGCTAACCGGCACCCACCACCACTCGATGGCAAACCAGGGCTGGCGCCTAAGCGCAACCGCCGCCATCACCGTGATCAGCATCGCCCAGAACCAGATCTTGCGGACATCATGGCGGATCGCGCGGCGCTCCTGGCGGGTCATGCCGCCTCCTTCTTGACCCGTTCGCCTTCGGCCGCCTTGATCACATCGAGGAAATCGGAAAGCCGGAGCACGACCAAAGCTTCCTTCCGGTCGGCGCGGATGAACAGGCCGTGGTGATCGGCGAGCCAGGAATAGATCTCCTTGAAGCCGTCGGCCCTGATCTTGCATTCCCAGCGCGTGTCGCGGCCGTTATAGGGCAGGTCGATATCGCCCGAGAACTTGCCCCCCGCCCCGCCCGAGAGCGGCACGCGCTCCGCTGCAAAGCCGCAGCCCTGCAGGATCTTCACGATCGCTCTTTCCATGAGCGATCCCTTCGTGCGCGACATCTTCCCCATGTCACCTTCCCCCTTCCGGATGACGGATCATGCCCAGCGCGACATGCTTGTCGACTGACCGCTTGATTCCCCTAGCCGCTCCGGAGAACACCGCCTGGCAGCGCTCCCGCATTTCCATGCCGAGTTCCTCGACGGCAGCATCGGGCACCTCGGCACCCGGATGCCTGTCGAGCACTTTTCTGACGACGGCTGCCCAATCGATGCGGTCCAAAGCCTCCGATCTCATCACCTTCCCCCACAGCAAAGAATAGAATTCACCGCTTCGCGTTTGTCGGGACCGGCTTTGGCCGCACAGCCCAGAATCGAAATCGCAAAGCACACGATCACCAGAAGCAGCAATGGCCGGCGCAAGGCGCTGCCCTTGCATTCGGCAAGAAGTTCGTCCCAAGGGTCCATCACCCCATCCTCCCCAATGCCCGCTCGGACGAGCTCTGCGTGCGCCAGGCATCGATGGTGGCCGTTGCCTGCATGAGCAGCCGCCGGTGCAGCTCGAGCTGCTTTTCGCACTCGGCCGCGATGATCACGGCCTTCTCGTAATCCGGGTGCGCCTTGGCCCAAGCTTTGCGCATGTCGGCCGGCAGGCCTTTTGGAGCCTGCAGGAGAAGTTCCGAGAACGCTTTCTCGACCCGGAAGTCTGCGATCGACACGTCGGCCTTGGCTTGCGCCGCAACCTCCGCGCCGTCGCGCAGATAGGCAAAGACGGCCTCGATCTGCTCGTCCGTGATGAGCTGTTTCACGGCATCCTGCCCAACAGAATGATGCCGATGATCATATAGAGGAACAGAGCAATACCTGCGGCAAGGAAGCCGCTGTTGCCGAGGCCGACACTGATAAGCACGGCCGAAATTATGCCGATCAGGGAGATGATGCACCATCCCACCACAAAGTTTCTGTATCTCTGTTGTCTATCGATCATCCCAGCCTCGCCATCTGCGTCTCATAGCTGATTTCGGCCGAATGCTTCAGATCTGCCGGGCATTTGCCGTCGGTCTCGGCCTCGAATTCTTCCCAGGCTGCCTCTATTTCCTCTGATGTCGTGGCGTTCGACGCCTTGCACTGGAAGTTGACCAATGCCTGGGACACGAATTCCAGGGTGACGGCATCTTCCAGATCGAGTTGGGTCTCGTCCGGCTCTTCCGGTGAAACCTGCGTCATCTCCGCCACGAAGGCGGCATCATCCGTCAGTTCTTCCGGCGGCGGGGGAATGTCGGGGACGGAGCGGACCTCGCCGCGGTGCTCCTCATGCGCTTCGTCCTCCATGATCTCGGCGAACGACATGCCCAGCATCACTTCGGCGCAGGCGTCATAGGCGCAATGGCCGAACGCCCGGTGCTTCATCATGCGCGTCGGGAAGCGGTACCAGGCGCTGTCATTGTCCTTGAGCTCCTTCTTCTTCTCGAACTTGTTCCAGCGCTCCACCTTGGGCTCGGGCGACCACAGCCTGGCCTGCTTGGCATCGGCGACCGAGAAGGAGGTCTCGATCACCTCGCCGGTGTCGCCGCGGGTGATCTTGCAATGGGCGGTGCGATCGTCGCCCTCACCGGTCATCGATTCCTCGATCCGGTGCCCGGCTCGGCGCACCAGGGCGCGGCCGAGCTGGGCCTTGATGCACGGATTGCCGTTGATCAGCGTGATGCCGTTCAAGGCCTGCATCGGCGAGATGTGCAGTTCAAGTCCCTGTAAAATTATCATCTGGGCGTGCGCGAGCGCCTCGCCGTCATCCATGCCCTTACCGATCCGGCCGGACTTCACCGCCATATTGGCAAAGCGCATCACTTCATCGAAAGTCGTCGGCACCAATGCGAGCGGAGCCTTCCCCGCCGCGATCGTCACCGCCTTTGAACCGTTGCCTTCCATCTCTCCCTCCCTAAAAGAAAATCCACTTCACCAGATAATAAATCCCCACCCACGCAAGAATGCACACAAGCAGCCAGAGCGGGTGAAAGACGATCAATTAGCGTTTCCAATCCTTGTCGAGCAGATCATCCCAGCGCTCGATGCAGTGCCAGACAAGCCAGCTCGTGAACTTCTTGATCATACCACGGTCCTTTCTTCGATATAACGGACACCGGGCATTTCTTCACGGCTTCCGCGCGCTTCGGCATTGGCGCATTTCTGCAATTCTTCCCTGACCCTGGGATGCCCTGAGCAATAGGCGGCGAAGGCTTCCCAGTCGGTGATCTCGGCGACCCATTTGGTGCGCAGGCTCGCGCGCTTGGCCATTTGGCCCCCAAGCTTGGCCGACGGATCCTTCTCCAGATAAGGTTTCAGCTTGGCCTTGATGGCGCCGGCGGCTTCGTCGGCAGCCGTCAGATAGGGCTGCCAGTTGGCGTTCTCCGCCTTCTGCGCCGCGATCCAGGCCTCGCAGGCCTTTTTGCGCATGGCGTCGGCTTCCTTGCGATAGCCGTTGATGGCGTCGCGGAAATTGGCCAGCTCGTCGGCCTGCGCCCGGGAGAGATCGTCGGCAAGGCCGCCTAAGATCTGCTCCACCTTGCCGGTGAGATAGAGGAGGTTCTCCCGGACAAGCCCGGTCCGGTCGTCGCCGGAATTGTGCCCGATGCCGGGCATCTCGATCTCGCCGGGAAAGCGGCCGGTCTCATAGGCGACCTTGTAAGCCTCATAGGACACTGGGTTCCGGCCGCAATAGCTCCAGGCGTCTTCGGCCGGAACCTTAATCCGGTGCTGGCCGCGAATCGCGATCAGGTTGTCACCCATCTCCGGAATGCCCTTGTAATCATCCCGCGTGATGGCCACAGGCTCCCATGAACCATCCTTCATCCGAGCGCGCCAGTAGCCGCATTGCGGCTTGCCTGTCATCAGCGGATCGCCGTCTTCCTCGAAATTCCAATGGCGCCAGACCTCATGCCGGCCGCGATCATCGGCGCTGGACAGTCCCGACGCTGCCAGGGCCAGTTCCCAATAGCGGAAGGCGGGGGAGTATTTCGGGGTGAAGGTCATTGGCTTTCTCCCCAGGCAATCGCCTTCTCAATGAAGGCATTGGTCTCTTCGTCGCTATAGAAGACCTCGGCATCATCGGTCAGCGGCGTTGCATAGGTCAGATTGCCGAAGCTGCCGTCCTCTTTCATGTCGGTGAGAACTGCTACCTCCCAGGCGAACTCGTAGGAGCGCAGCATCGCCCCATTGACCACCGACAAGCCATAGCCGTTAGCCAGCTTGTACAAGCGCTGCTCGCCGCCGATGAAGGCGTTCGGGTGCGGGCGTGCCAAAAGCAAATTCTTGTCCGTAAGGCTCATATCTGAAACTCCCGCCCGACCGCCTTGCGATGCTCCCCGACATGCTCGAACCGATAAGGCTTCGCCAGCTTGGCCTCGAAAGCTTTCATCGCGATCACCATCCGGATCCCGCAGATCAGGGTGACAAAGCCAAAGCATAGAGCCGCCGATCCAGATCTCACCCAGCAGGCAAAGCAGAACAGATAGCCGGAGGTGAGGAATGTGGCGAACCAAGACAGGGCGATGACGCCCAGAGCTTCCAGTGAGCGGGCTTTCATCTGCGCACATTCGCCCGCGAAAAAGGCTTTCAGCCCTCGCATGTGAGATCTCCCAAAGTTTCAAATCAGCACTGTTGACACCGCATTTGTTCCACAAACAGTCCCGGTGCGTCAAGCCGCATTTCGGCCCGATTCCCGGCAAACGCCAACCGTCGCGCAAAAGACACAGCTTGCGATTCGCGTGTCGTGAACAGTCCCGATTTTGCTTGTTCACGACACGCGAATGATTGAGATGGATCCGGTTGCAACCAAACATCTGAAGGAAATCACACATGAAGACTTCCATCCTGGCGCTCGCTATCTCGGGCGCGCTGCTGTCGCCGGTGCTCGGCGCCGATATCTTCAACGGCTCGACCAAGGACGGCCCCAGCGTCGCCGGCACCACGGTGAACTGGTCCGGCGTCTACGTCGGCGGCCGCCTTGGCTATGGCCACGCGAATCATGATCTCACCGTCGAGAGCTACCGCAATGCGGTTCCCGACACGCCTTGCCCCGAGCCGGCTCCGGCAGACACGGATAAGGCCGCAGCAGTCCTGACGCCGATCTGCGGCGAAGGCAGCGGAACTCCCGGCGCCAGCGTCGAACTGTTCGGATTGAACGGCCTTGACAGTTCCGGCGTTACTGGCGGCGGCCAGCTTGGCGTCGACATGCAGCGCGGGCGCTTTGTCTTCGGCGCGTTCGGCAGCTACGACATGTCCGGCGCCGAGACCACGGTTTCCGTTGCCGGAACCGAACTGAAGGCGATCGAGAAAGGCGACGAGTGGTCGCTCGGTGTTCGCGCCGGCCTGCTGGTCAACCCACGCACGTTGGCCTATGTGCTGGCGGCCTATACTGAGAGCGAGTTCACCTACGCAGGCATCGGCGAAATGGGTGCCGCAAAGGATGTCACGCATTCCGGTCTGACCGTCGGCGGAGGTGTCGAATTTGCCGTCACCAACAACATCTTCCTCGGCGTTGAGGGCACCCATACCTTCTACGACAAGGAAACCTTGGCTGACTCCTGCGGTCAGACCGAAGACTGCGGCGAGCCAGGCGCTGGCGGCACTCGCCTCAACGACGAGATCGGCGAGACCAAGGTGATGGGCACCCTGAAGGTGAAGCTGAACTCGGGCCCGGCCGCGATCCTCGACTAGTCTTCCCCTCTCCCACTTCAACACGAAAGGGGCTGGCTCTCATCGGGCCAGCCCCTTTTTCATGTGTCGGGGAGTTTGGGATTTAGTCGTCGGTGCAGATTTGAAGGGTCGGCATGTTGATGACCTCTCCGGAATCGCCGTCCTCGCCGGCCACAAGGTAAGAGCCTGTCGGGTTGAACAGCAGGCCGGTGACTTCGGCAACGCCGTCAGCATCTGCATCGAACGCCGTGACCGTCGCGTCGTCAGGGTATTTCTAAAGCGCTTCAATAAGATCTCGGATCTTCATGGGTCGTCCGGGGATTTCAGGACGAGGCGGCAACGCGGCCAAAGTCCTCGTGGTGGTCGTCGTATTGGCCGTCGCGAAGACAGTCCAGAACTTCCTCGACTGCGTGCGACAGGTCCTGCAGTTCGCTCGTCAGAGCTTCTTTCGCGGTTCGACCGTCGCGCCGGATGCCGGCTCCGCCAAAACGGCCAAGCTTGCAGGCTTCGTGGATCGTCTCATTGCACTCCTCTACAAGCCTCCACAGCTTTCCCTGCGGCGTGTTGGGCAGCCATTTTTCATCCATCTGGATGCGCTCCGGTTAGGTTAGGATTTGCGTCTTAGGCGAGCGTTCTCAGCCTCAAGATCATTGATACGCCGCTGGGCAGCGCTTCGCTCGTCCGCTTTGCGCTTGCGCTCCGCCTTCAGAAAATCGTCAAGGTCAGCATGAGTTAAAGCGCGATAAGTCTTTTTCAAAATGTTCACGGATAGCCTCCGGGGGATTTCAGGATTGTGGTTCAAACGCGGTAGGATACTCGCGCCGCAAGCGAGCGGCGAGCTTGCCGTTAAGGTCGATCGGCTTCTCGCCATACACAGCGCTCGTATGCATGACGCGGATCACGCCAGCCGCATCGCGGACCACGGTGTAGCTCTTCCGCTTGCTCGTGATTTTCACATGTTCCGGCATGGCTTGGCGCTCCGGCTTTAGTGGGATTTGAGAAGATCGCGGTCGGCCATACGCTCGACGGCTGTCTTGTCATCGAGCAAAGCGGTTCGCCCCTCGTCAGTTATGCGGGTGAATAGCGCGCCGTCCATGTTGTGCGGGTCGCATACGAGCGGTGGCACCATCCGGCATAGCTGATCGATCGCTTCAAGCTCATCGGCGTATTTGAACGGTCGCCCGCTTGGGTGCTGGTAAAGAGCGGTCAGGACTTTGTGCTGAGCGTGGGTGAGTGGCATACCGGCCTCCGGGCGGTTGTGGGATCAGTCGTTGATTTCAGGGTTCGCCATAAACCGATTAAACGCCCAGAGCGAGGCTTTCTTTCATGGCTGTTTTCCTTAGTTCTTGACCTGATAATGGTTTCAATGTAACCTTTTGTCAACATCAAAAGGGCTGTAACCATTGCCAAAAACATGGGGCTATATCCTTCAGGGACCGGGCAGGCCGTCGCTCGCCAAGCAGCGAGCCGTGATGCAGGTGTTCGGCTTGCTTGAGGGAAAATACCCGCCTGTGTGGACAGACAAGATCGAAGTCGTGAAGCAGGGCCGGCCAGGGCCAGAGCAGACAGGAACAGCCGCTCTGGCAAGCCGAAATGACCTGCTCCTCGCGACCCAGCCGGGGGACAGCGTAGTAGTCGCCGACCCTTACTGTCTCGGGATTTCCGAACTGGATGCAAGTTGGTTTCTGACAGAGCTAGCGGCGGCCGGCGCGCTGCTGACTGTCCATAGCGAGGCGTATCAGGTGAAGCCGGGCGGTAACGCTGCGGATCTGCTAGCCGCGATGCGGAGGCGGATTATCGCGGCAAAAGTGGCGAGGCACCGTGCCAAGCCAAGGAAACGTAAACCCAAATCCTAACAGGAGCGGGCAATGACAAAGCCAAAATATTCAATTTCGACCGTGCGTCCTGGCGCTCAGCCGGGCGACCACATCGTTACGATAACGCGTGACGGCAAGCCTCGCGGTGAGGTCGTGATCCGCACCACTTCAATAGATCCATCCCGATAAGGAGCGGCTATGCGCGTCTGTTCAATGCCGGGCTGCCAAACGACGGCCGGCTGCCAATGCGACAATCAATTCCGTCCGAATTGGCGCCTGTCGCCGACCGAAGCGATGGCGGTCAAGCTCAGCCTTGCACTGAGCAGGCACATCCCCGGTTGGCCCGGTGCGACGGACGAGCAGCTTGAAGCCGTCGCGGCCGATATACTGAAACCTCAATCCTGAAAGGAGCGATCAATGAGTGAGGCCGATAAGACCATATTAATAAGCTTTGTTGCGGCCTCTGCCGTTGGTTCCGTTTCGGCAGCTATAGCCTACGCAATATTTTGGATGTCCCACTAAGGAGCGCCACTTTGGAAAGCCTGCCCTTCCCTTTTCATTTGCCTGTGGCCGGGCCAATCAGCTAGCCAGTTCTTCATCTAAAAAATGCGGAGGGAGATCAATGACCGCCAAAACCAGAAAGCTAACCAACCGAGACAAGATCGTCATCGCAGCCATTAAGCGTTGTGGATTCCTCGCGCTCGATCTAAGTGGCCAGCCAGCCCTGGAAACAAGCTTTGCCGTCACACCATGGCGCATGAGCCGGCTCGTCGACCTTGGCTATCTTGAGCCATCGGGCGACGCCCTGATTAAAGGGATGCCGTCACAAACCTGGATGCTGACCGAGAAGGCCGGAGATGTCGCGTAGGGGCGCCCTCATCAGGTCGCCATACCCCCATCTCGGAACGCCAAGGGGCGACGAACTCGTCGGAGCCTGCGCCGGCCCTTGTCAGTCGCCGCTTCGCCGCGGAGACGCCTTTGTCGTCACCCTCGGCGATCGCCTCATCTGCAGAAAATGCTTCTCAGAAGAGAAGTGATCTTGCATAGGGCGCCGCCAATCAGCTAGCGTGCTGGAATGCGCGCCCTCCCCGTACTTGCGTCCTCGGGCGCAACCAAACGGGGGAATACCATGGTTCACTTGCTATGGGCGGTGCCGGCATCGCTCGCCGTCGGCGTGATCTGGCTGGTTGCAGCCGTCGCCAATTTCAAATTCGGCTTGTCGCAGGGCTCGGCCGAGACCTTCGACTTCATCTTCCTCACCCTCACCTCCTCCCAGCTCAACGCCTATGCCGCGCTCGCGGTCGATGTGCTTAAGATCGTCATGGCGATCGCAGCCGGCGTTGCCCTGTCCTCGCGCAAATGGGTGCCGGCGGCGCTGTGCGGGGCGCTGTTCGGCCTGTGCCTGATCTGGTCCAGCCAGGCGGCCGTCGGCTATGTGCTCTCCGAGCGCGACGCCGCGGTCGACGGGCGCGAGCAGACCGCCGACCAATGGGGCGCGATGAAGGCCGAATATGACGAGGCGGTCAAGGCCCGATCCATGGTCCCGGTCGCCCGGCCCGAATCGATCGTGCGCGCCGACATGGCCGCCTCCGAAGCCGACTGGCTGTTCCAGCGCACGAAAGCCTGCACCGACGCGACCGCCCCGGAGAGCCGCGCCTTCTGCGAAAAGCACCGCGGCATCCAGTCCGAGCTCGCCGCCGCCATCGCCCGCAGCGGATACGACAAGCGCATCGAGAAGCTGCGGGGCGAACTCGACAGCCGCAAGCGAGTAACCCATGCCGATTCGCTGGTCGCGGCAACCGCCTCCGTCATGGGCACCGCCAAGAGCAATGTGGTGATGGGCCGCTCGTTGGCCTGGGCCGGCCTGATCGAGGCGATCTCCGCCTTTGGCCTCGCCGCGATCTGGGGAACCTTCGCCGCGGTGCGGCGGGACGAGAAGCTCGCCGCGATGCCCCGGCCCGCCGCCTTCGCCACGCCCGACGGCGCCAAGCCGGCCATGCCGCCGCACAATCCCACCCCGCCCCGGCATGAACCCGCTCCCGAGCCCCCCAAGCCCGGCCGCAAGCGCCGCACCCTGTCGGGCATGCTCGCCGAGATCGTCCATCCCAGCCGCGAGCTCAAAGTCGTCGGCGGAATCGACCATGCCTCTCAGAAGCCCGAGGTTGCCTCAGGGCCGGCGCAAGGCGTTTTGGCTATCTCGGGAGCGGCGATGCTCACTTCGCCCGCCAGCGCCCCGGAAAACGCCTTCAGCGACCAAGCCAGGCTCAATGCCAAGCTCGCCACCAAGGAAGTCGCCAATGTGATTCCGATCGTGCAGCTGTGGATCGACGACCGATGGGACGAGCGCGACGGCAACGCCAAGCTGCGCGCCAAGGCGGCGTATGAGGATTTCGACCGCTGGTGCGCCAAGACCGGGTTCGACGCCATCTCGCACAATTCCTTCGGCCGGGCGATGAAGGCGATGGGCTATGCCGCGCGCCACACCAAGCACGGCATGGTCTATGACGGGGCCCGCCTGACCAGCCGGCCGCGGCCCCAGCGCATGGTGGCCTAGAAAACGAAAATGGCCCGCTGCGATGGGGAGGCAGCGGGCCGGTAGTCTGGGCACATTCTGAGGTGAGCAAGGTCCTGGGAGGGGCGACTTGCTCAGGGTAGTCTGGGTGGTTTGTATCAAATCGCAGTAACGAAGGTAACGAGGCCCGATCGGCAGAAAGGAACCGTCGTCATGTCCAGCCCTAAATCATCCCCTGCCCTGCCGCAAGCAGTTTTTGCTTGCTTTGGTGGATATCGGGGACAAAGAATGGCAAAGGCCGATTCCGGGGTTTTGAGATCCCAAAATCGGCCTATGACAGAATTGCGGGTTTTCGGCAGTCTCGAACGCCTTGCTATCCAACAAGTTTCGCGTTCTCGAAAATATTTCGCGAGTGTGGCCAGATTACTGGGGTAATCTGACGCCTCGCGTTTTGGCAGAAAATCTAACCCCCGACGACCATCGGGAGAAAGCTCTATCGCATGTCTACATCTAGCCGCTCCGATGCCAGCGCGCAACAAGAAAACGCAAATCAGGTTGTGGACAACGACGAGCACCTGTTCGCCATGGCGCTGGTCTGGTCGAACCCCGGCTCGCCGGCCACCAAGCTCCTCGCGCTCGCGATCATAGACAGCTACCGAATCGGTAAGCCGGCGACGCGTGAGTGCCTGCGCAAAATGACCGGGCTGCGGCTGAGCAATGTCGATGCACACCTCCTAGGCGCGATGAAGCTGGTCGGTCGGGTTCTGGGGCGGTGATGGTCATGGAAAAATTCGATTTCTTCGCCTTCCTCGACGCCATCCTCGACAGCGACCGCTCCACCGTCGAGAAGCTCCTGTCCATCGTGCTGCTGCGCCACTCCGGCACCGACGGCGGCGACGCCTTCCCATCCCGCGCCCGCATGGCCAAGCTGGCAAGCTGTTCGCTGCCGACCATGAAGCGCGCGCAAGCTGGCATCAAACTGTTCTTCGAGAGCGAAGAGCGCACCGGCCGCGCCACCGTCTACCGCCCCAAGATCACCGTCGGCGACGTCGAGCAGGCGGTTAACGCCATCCGCGCCACTGGGTATCAGGGTGATACCGGGTCTGGGTGTCAAAATGATACCGGGTCGCCTCAAACAGGGTCTCAAAATGATACCGACCCATTCGAAACCCGGTATCAAAATGATGCCACGCCCGGTATCAAAATGATGCCACATAATAAAGCCCTTAAGGAAGTAGAAGAAAAAGAGCTATCTAACGATAGCTCACAAAAGGCAGCGCCCAAACCGAAGGCCAAGGGGCGCGCCGGCAAGACCCGTTTGCCAGCCGATTGGGTGATGCCGCTCGACTGGCGCGCCCGCTCGAAAAGCAAGTTCGGCGTCACCGATGCCCAGCTCGACTTCGTCGCCGAGCGGTTCAGAACCTACTGGACCGGCAAGGACGCCAAGCACCCGATGAAGGCGGACTGGCTGGCCACCTGGGAGAACTGGCTCTACCGCGAGGTGCAGAACGGCATCCGCCTCCCGCAAGCCATCAATGGCCATCCGGTCTATCGACCCCGCCCGCAGACCTTCGAGGAAATCCGCCAGTCGAAAGCCGATGACTGGCTGCTCGGCGAGGCCGCCCGCATCATGGAAAGCGCGGGCGCTGCCTGATGGACCAACTCCCCGCCAACCTGGCCGCCGAGCAGGCCGTGCTCGGCTCGATCCTGGCCTCGCCGGCCGCCATGTTCATCGCCGGCCTGCTGGAGGTCGACGACTTCACCGCGCCCGAGCACCGGCTGATCTTCGAGGCCGTCGCCGGCCTGCATGCCCAGGGACGCATCGCCACCCCGGTGACGCTCGGCCCGCAATTTGCCGCCGACTGCATCGGCCAGATGAGCGTGGCCGAATATCTGGCTCGCCTCGTCACGGTCTCGGTCCCCGCCAAGCTGGCCGTCGACCATGTCCGCGCGCTCAAGGAGTTCACCGCCAGGCGGGCCATGGTCGGCATCGCCGAGCAGATGCACGCGACCGCCATTGCGCCCAGCACCGACGTTGCCGCGTTCAATGCCTCCGTGGTCGCCGAGCTTGGCCGCCTGTCGGCCGGAATGCGCCACGCCAGGAAATCCTCCCACTCGCTCGACGAGGCCGCCACGGCCCTGCTGAGCCGCCTCAAGAGCGGCACGCGCCCCGATATCATCTCCACCGGCCTGTCCGACCTCGACAAGGTGCTGGGCGGCTGGCATCGCGGCGAGCTCGCGGTCGCCGCCGGCCGGCCCTCGATGGGCAAGTCGGCCTTCCTGTTCTCCAGCCTGCTGCGCGCGGCCCGCAAGGGCGTCTCCAGCCTGATTTTCTCGCTGGAGATGCGCCACGAGGCCGTCACCCAGCGCATGCTGTCGGATTTCATCTGGAACCGCGACACCCCGATCCCTTACGAGAAAATCGCCAAGGGCGATCTCGCCGCCCACGAGATCGACCGGCTCACCGAGGCTGCCCCGCGCTTCGGCGCCCTGCCCATCCGGGTCGACGACCAGGCCGGCCTGTCGATGGCGGAAATCTCGGTGCGCGCCAGGCGCCACCAGGACGAGCTCGCCCGCCAGGGCAAGCGCCTCGACATCGTCGCCGTCGACCATCTCGGCCGGGTCGCCGCCTCCGACCGCTATGCCGGCCAGCGGGTGCACGAGACCGGCGAGCTGATTCGCGGCTTTGCCATGCTCGCCCGCGAGATGGATGTCGCCTTCCTGGTCCTGCAGCAGCTCAACCGCGGCGTGGAAGGGCGCGAGAGCAAGCGCCCCGGCCTGTCGGACCTGCGCGACAGCGGCAATATCGAGGAGGAAGCCGACACCGTGGCTTTCGTGTATCGCTCCAGCTATTATCTGCAGCGCTCCAAGTTCGACGACCACGAAAAGGAAATGCTGCGCCGGGAAGCCCTCGCAAATTGCGAGAATACCCTCGAAATACTTGTGGGTAAGAACCGGAACGGACCTTGCGACAATCTTGAGCTATTCATATCCTTGGCCAATAACGCGGTCAGGGATAGAGGGATATGCAGGTAAAGAGCTTCGACAACTGGACAACCATCGCCGACGCTGCCAATTCGGCCTTGAAGAAAATCTTCGAAGCCATCGAAAAGGCCAAGAAGGAACAGGACAAGAAATAGCCAGAGGGCGGGAGATCCCCGCCCTTCTCATTTTCTCTCAAATCAGGTAGAATACAGGCCTGTTCTGAGAGGGAGAAATCAGATGTTACCCACAGTAATCAATAGCAAAGACTACACTGCCCTTTATGCCAACATGCGCACGGCCATCGCCCAGTGCCATGCGGTGGATGAATGCAAGGACATCGCGGACCGATCAGCGGCGATGGCTACATATTTCAAGCAGATCAAGGATGACGAAACTGTCAGAAAGTTCCACGAGATCAAACTGCGTTCTTGGCGCAGGATTGGGGAACTCTTCTTGGACGTTGATTTTTCGCGCTGCCACACTCAAGCAGCCAAAGCGAAGGCCGTGCGATCAAGCCTTGGAGGCGACCCCGTTGTCGCGCAGATGGGCGATTGGCAAATCACCAATGCGATCAAGTTGGCAGAGTTGCCGCCCGAAGGATTCGAGGCGGCTATTGCGGAGGTCAACGGGAGCATTCAAGCCATGCTCTTCCGCGGAGACCCTGCCGCAGTTGCCAAGGTGGAGGCTGCCAAGCGCGAGAACGGGAGGAAAAGTCAGGAATACGCTAGGGCGGTTCAAGAGCGGTATCGGGTCGAGCAGGAGGCAAGACAGGAAGAGGATGTCATAACTGCTCGTCTGAAGGAGGCGCATGATGTGGCCATGGGCGAGGTTGGCGTCACCTTGAAGCGCAAGGACCGCAAGGACATGAAAGAGATCGTCTTTCTGGTCAAGAGCGAGATCCATGAGGCATTGCGGCAGGCCGCTTTCGACCAGCGCGTAACGATGCACGAAATTCTCCGGCGCGGCCTCGGCATGTGGTTTGCCGCGCATGGCTACTCAGTTTCCATGGATGACGGAGACGCCTTCAAGGCGCGCCGCCGCCAGCGAGAGGAGGCTTAGTCCATGCAGGACGCTGTGGTCACTTTGACGTTTGATTTCCAGCCGTATACTGTGCGGGATCAAAGCGGCTTGCGGATTAGATGCTTGGAAATCCCAACGTTCTTTGCCAATGGCGGGACAGATGCCTCATTGTCTGAATTGCGGCGTCTGATTTTGGCCGCGTTGGCGGTGAGGGCGCAGGAACGGCAAGGGCTGAGGAAAACAGCATGAAACACATGACCTGGGAAGAACGCGTCGCGCGTGCGGATGCTGAACGCGCGGAGATGCTTGGTGACGTCGATATCCTGAATGCGGCGCCGCCAAGTTCCATCACCATCACCAGCAAGTCCGGCATCATGGGCGGCAAGCTGTGCTTCGACGGCACGCGGATTCCCATCTACATCATCTTTTCCCAACTGGCGGCCGGCGATACCATCGACCAGATCTTGGGAGAATACCCGGACCTGACGCCCGATCACCTGAAGGCTGCCTTCGAATACGTGGCGGCCAAGCTGCGCAGGCGCCTAAAATGACCGAACTCCTCGACGCCTGCCGCGAACTGGCAAAGCATCTCTTCAAGAGAGATGAACCCAAGCCGTGGTGGGCAGCGAAGACGGGTTCTGATCTGGATAGACGCATGGCTGATCATCACGATGAAAGGGAGGCCGCCATCGAGCGTTTCCGGCGAGCATTGGCCGCAGTGGAGAATGATCGCCCCGATTGACCGGCTTAACCAAATCAGCAGACAATCCCTCCGATAAGATCCGGGGGGATTTTTTATGCGCGCGGGCGGGGCATGAACGATTACGACGAGCGAATGCGGGAATTGCTGCGGGAGATCTCCGACCTGAAAGAGGCGAAGAACCGCGCTGTGGTGGTCTCGCTGAACAGCCGGGGACCTTCGGCGGCCTCCGGCATGGTGGCGACGCCCGAGCGCGGCCGCCATGGCCCGGTCGAGAACGAGAAGCACTATGCCGACAATGGGGCCGAAGTCCGGCGCACGCGGGTGAAATCGCCGATGAGCCTGCCGGTCACGCGGCAAGCGGCGCTGCAGGATGCCCAGCGCGCAGCCCAGGGCGAGGCGGCGGAATCGCCCAAGCTGCGCCTGAGTCAGTTGGACAAGGCGCTGACCGAATGCGAGGCCAATGCGCTCGCCCGGTTCTATGCCGGCACGATCGCCGCGGCTGGACGGGCCCCAGGCGGCTCCTATGGCAACTCCACCGGCCGCACGGCGCCAGGCGAGAGAATCCCGCTCACCGAACGCCAGAGGCGCGACATCCAGGCCAGGCAATTCGTCTGGAAGAGGCTCGCCTTTCCACAGCAGCGCGATATCGATTTGCTCTGCAGATGGATTGCAAACGATGGTTCGGCGCCGATTTCGGCCGAATCGTGGGCCCTGAAATATGGCGCAACTGGCGACAAGCGCGTCGCCCAGGGCGTTTTTGTCGGGTCAATCAAGCGGCTGGCCGAAAGTGTGAATGAGTTGCTTGTCGAGTTCGAAGTCCAGCAATCGCGGGTGCGCAATGAGCGCCGCGCCGAAGCGGAGCGCCGCACCTTGCTGATGGGCAACGGCCTGCCGGAGAATTATGAAGAAAATCAACCCTAGTGCAAAAATGCAACGTCAAAACTCTTGTGTCTTGTGTTATAGTGATTTTTACTAGGATGGCGCTTTATGCGCACCCCGCCGGAAAAGGCCGGAAGACATCGTCCTGGTCCCCGCCGCAAACGCGCACAAAAAAGGCCCCGTCGAGCACAGCTCCGGGGCCTTTTACACTTGCGGTGGCATTGACGTTTCTTTCTTATGCGACGGCGATCTTCCTGGTGCGCCGCGCCATCGCGCAGCGTCCGTCGATTTGTCCATCCTTACGCAACAAAATCCCCGGCGCCGGCAGCGCCAGGGGTGTTTTCTGACGGGTCAGTTTCGCGGGCTTTTCCGGAACCGTCTCCAGAAGCCCCGAGGATGGCTCAGGATCGACGGAAAGCTCCATGGCAGGTATTGGAGCCGGATCGGCCTTTCGCCCGCCCATGGCCGCGTAGAACGCCATCATGGCCACGATTTCGAGCGTGATCGCGAAAGACCCCGGCAAACGCTGCGCCGTGGCCTTGGCATCGGTGCCGAACCAGAGCGCGATGCTGTCGGCCTGCGGATCGATCGAGCCGGGCTTCGGCTTGGCCAGGATCTGCTCCGCCTGGCGCATCTCGGCGGCTTTGGCGCGATAAGCATTACAAAACGTAATGCTTTCCGGCGCGGTGTCATTCCCGCAGCCGGCGCTCCTTGCGAACAGCTTGGAGGCCTTCATGACGGCGATGTCGCCGCCAAGCCGGATGAGCGAAGCTTCGGCCCGCTCATATTGCTGAAGGCCTTGCTCTCTTCCCGAGACGCTGTCGGTCCTGTGCAGGCTGGCATAGCCGATTGCATTGGTGACGGTGAAAATCACCGCCCCCAACCAGGGCAGCATAATGATGCTCCAGCGCAGATATTGCCTCTCCCGTAAAGCTTCCTCGGCAACGATGGGAGCGAACCAGGTCGCGATAACGATCGCCACGAAGCCCACACCAAACACCAGCTTAGCTAGATCGGTGGTGCCTTGCGTGAGCCCGTTTTCAAAGGCCGACATTGCGGACACTGCGCCGCAGGCCAGTCCAACAAAGAGCATTGCCAAACGGCTCGCTCTGGTGCTACAAAGTGAGTGCATGGGTTGATTTCCTTCGGCTAATGCGGCAATCGAGATCTCCCTCTCGAATGCACTGATTGACGGATAGAGCCGACCACACGCTTACCAGGGCTGGGTGGTCGGCTTTTCTGTGTTTGATCCAGGGTTGTGAGCGCGACATATTCTCGCCGTTCTCCTGGGGGACGATCTCCATCGCTGAAGCTCGCACCGCAAAAGAAAGAGGGCGGGAGCATGGGGTCTCCCGCCCTTCGGGCTGTCGCTGGGTGATTATCGCGTGAAACAGGGCGTGATAAGCCTGCTTGTCTTTCGGCACGACAAAACGACAGCGCTTCCAGTTGTGACCGCAGCACAGGTAGATGACCTACCCCGCGCGTGCTGCGATCCGGCCTCGGGCCGCCTGTTGGTTTTCAGTCTGGCGGCCCGTTAACTGCTGCCCAACCATAAGCGCCGGGGGAATTGGCGTCTATGGCTTTGTGGCAACAGAATCAGATAAGCTGCTTGGCGCCGAGGCGGTGCTCGGCATTGTCGTCTTCGGCCGGGGCGTCTTCCTCCATCTCGGCCAGGTGCTTTTGCTCTTCATCGCGCAGTTCATGTACCCTGGCTTCGAGCATCGAGATGATGTTGCCGATGCAAAGCCCGGCCTCCCGAAATGTCGTCTCTATGATCAGGAGCTCGCCTTCCATCTCCCGATAGAGGGTGTCCTGTTTCTGGCCTTCAGTCATTTGTGTTTCCACCTGTTCCTGTGGACCGGATCAACAATTTCTTCAGGGGTAAACCCCCTTTTCATTCGATATCTGATGCCAGATGGGAGCAGTCCGGTCTCTCGGCTCCACTGCGCAATCGTTTGAACTTTCCCGTGAGCCTTAATCCAAACATTGGCTCGCGTATTGCAGGCTTGCTCTGCCTTCGTCGCCCATCGGCAATTCCCCGCCCCGTAAGGGCCGTCGTTGTCGATGCGGTCGACAGAATGGTGCTTCGATGGTCGGCGCCCGATATCAGCAACGAGTTCGCCGACGTTTGCGTAGAGGTTTTTGATCCCGCGGCCACCATAATGGTGGTATGTGGGATTACTGGGGTCTTCACATCTGCGCCGGATATTGGCCCAGATAAGTTCTTCGGGGGTTCCAGTCAGGCCATGAGTGCGGTGGTTCCCCGTCCATCTCTGACACCCGCAGGATTTTGTATTTCCCCTGGCAACGGCGGCCTTGCTGGCTAAGTGTTCCTTCCCGCAATCGCACACCCAGTTCCAAAAGTGCTTGCCGTGGGTGTCTATGTGCGAGAAGCTCTTCCCGGTCAGATGGCCGAACCGCACGCCAGTTAAGTCTCTTGATTTCGTCATTTTTTCTTTGGCGGAACCGGCTTGATCATCTCCTTGCGCCGCTCCTTGTCGAGCTGCTTGCCGGCTTCACGGGGCGACACGCCGGCCCGGCGCATGGTCTCGGCCTTCTCGCGGGCGGCCTTGTGTTTCTCGTCCTCAGCCATTGGCTTTCTTCCTGCGATGGTTGCGCCAGGCGATGCCGACGGCGAAGCACACCGGCAGCAGGATTTTCGCGATCAGGATTTCCATGGGGTCAGCCTCCCTTTTTCGAGCCCCTCGGCTCCAGGTTGAAGATTTCCTCCCCCGGCTCCGGCCGGGCAAGGCAGAACGTCACGAAGCGCTTGAAGGCAGGATCGAGTGCCCGTCGCGCTTCCTTCTCTGCATCCCTGCATTGCTGCATGGTGAAGAATTCCTGCTTGAATGTCGTGAGCGCCGCCCCGCCCGGCATATCGCCCTGAGCGGTCGAATAGGACAGGACGACGTACAATATGAAGGTGGACATGTACTCCTCCAGATGAACTATCTCGTATCTCGAGATAGTTGACATGAAGGAATAAAAGCGCCGGGGCCGCCAGACCCAATCTAAACCCCGGCGCTTCTTCTCAGCTTCACCCGTCCCCAGGAAAGGTGAAGCCTTGGCATTACTCGGCTGCGCCGCCGGAGCTTTCGCCGTCGCCGGCCGCTCCGCCATTGCCGCCCTCGGTCTGCTTGCCGAACGCGCCATAGCCGCAAGGGCCGGCATATTCGACCGGCAGGAAGTCGGCATTGCAGCCGCCAGCCTGGACCAGGTCGTCATAGACGGTCCGGCGATGCGCGGCATTAGCGGCGGCTTGAGCCTTCAGTTCATCCGCCGAGATCGTCGGAATGAAAGTGCCCTGCAGCCCAGCCCCCGTCACCACGCCGGTATTGGCATTGGCGAAAGGGATGAACTCATCGGCCCAGGGGCGATAGGTCTGCGCCTTGCCGGCGGAGTGGATCTGGCCGCCGCTGTAGATGCTCTGGTTGTCGGCATTGGTGCCGCGAAAGCCCGGCGTG